TAATAATAGATAAGCACGATTTAACAATGCTCCAGTCTTTTTTACCTAAAGCATCCTCTATACACTCGATTAACATTCCTCGTGTCGTTCTATCAAAGGTTGACGCTGTTTTTGATAAATGCCTGAAATCATCAAAAAAGCGATATAAGCCCACATCAAATACGTGCTCTTTTTGCCAAATCTGATTTACGTCACATTTATTATAAGTGCGAACTTTTGAGATAACGTGTAAAGGGTGTCCGACTCGAAACCTCTTGGCAATACCTATCTGTTTTGGGTTGTTGAATCGAACTGTTATTATGTGTATATCTTTTCTTGATGTCTGTTGAATTTCGTTATAATAATGCTCCGACAACTCAATATCAATATAAACATATTCCATATTAAACTCAACCCCATTATCGTCTTTTTGAGGTATAATAACAGCCCTTGGTTCTTTGGATATTCTACCCATGAAGACACATATATTAACCATATTGCGAACTTATTTTTTCAATGAATGATTCTATTTTTTTTATTCGTTGCTCAATAAAAGTGATCTTACCGCTTAATGGTGCGCCTTTTTTTTCAACAAATTTGCGTTGCCAAACAACTACTTTAAATTCTTTTCCTTTAATTTTTCCTTTTCCAGAAAAATCACAATCCGTCTTTTTTTCCTTTAGTTTATTTTCAAACAAAACTATTTCACCATGCTTATTTGCCCCATAAATAAAATGCCCTGATAAATAATTTAAACCGCTTTTCGATTTTTTCACATGAAGATGAATGTTGTATTTCCAATCGTCAAGAGTAAAGTTTCCGATAAATTCAGGATCACCTATTGCGTTGTTACACATTAGGTTTTGCTTAATAAATATGTTATTTGTGTAGTTCAAATTTCAATTGTTGTTTCATTCTCTGTCTTGCAGAAGATTTTTCTTTATTCCGTAAAACTCTCATTTGTTTCCGTAAAGAACGAATTCTTTTTGCATTATTAAAATGATCTACACCGAATCCATCCTGACTGAATTGATCTATGTGAACCAAACGGGTTCTTTTACCGCTAACACTATCAGAAAACATTGAATATGGTTTCATTTTTCTTGCCATAATTTCAATTCTTTAATTTGTATTCTAAAATCAATTATCATTTGTTTCAATTCCTCCTTTGTAAAAACCCTCTTAAAAATAGCCCGTTCGTCAAGATCAAAAACCGCCTGTTCTCCTATTTTTTCAACAAGTCCTTTTCGATAGTTAATGAGATTTCCACTTAATGACGTGTTGCAGTATTCACATTGACCATGCACATTCTCTAAATCAAACCTTATATTTGGGTGGTTTTTTGAATTATGATAATGTCCAGCGTTGAATTTTTTTGGAGGATTTTTACACGAAATACATCCTTTATTCTTATCTCTAATCCTGATAATTTCATTAAACAATTTTTGAGCCAGTTTCAAATAATCATCAATTGTCATTAAGTCCTCTTTCATATTAGCTTTTCGCTTTTTCCAATCAGCTTCTTTTTCTTTCTCTACCCAAATTGATAAGCATACAGATTTAAGACAATAATTTTCTGACTTAATAGCCACAAAAATTTCCTTACAGTTTTTACATTTTGGCATTAGTTAGATTTTTTCTATCTTCCAAATATCGTCTGAATTATAATATTTGTTTCCTGTAGAGGATTCTTTTTTAAACCCATTCATATTGAACTCTACTCTTACCTGATCGCCAACAGCATAGTTGTTTAAGATTAGGCACTTTTCTTTTGTAAGCGAAAACAACCGTACTTGCGGATAGTTTGGTGAGTTCTCTCTAATTGCAACATCTCTTTTTTTAAAACCGTTATTTCCAATTTCTTTTTCTTGAAAAATTTCTTCGATAAAGCCTTCGTATATAGCCATAATTCTATTTAATTAATTTAAGCAAAAATACAATTAATTTCTATATGCTAAACATTATAGCGAATAAATTATATTCCACAAAAAAACCCCGATAAAGTTGGCTAAATCGGGGTTTAAAATATTTCAGGGTTTTATTAGTTAATCTGAATGTTTTTATTAGAACTTCGCCAACCAGGCTTTATTAGATAATTACCAAGGTTAGATGTTTTTTTGAGAATGTTTTTTGAATATAATTTAATCGATCCTAAAATATTAGGAGATTCAATTAAACTTAATTCGGTTGTATCAACAATATTAGTTGCCTGATAATTCAGAGTTATCAACTTCTCATTGTCTGCAAATTGGCTTTCTGCAACCATATCAATAACCATTTCGGGCGCATCGATTTGATCTACAAAAACCTTGTTTTCTGCCGTAGGGATATTCGCAAGCCCTGCGTTGCAAATGGTAAATGATACCATGCACAATAAAGCGATTAACAATTGTTTCATGGTGTAAATATACTAATTATTTTAATTAGTGAAACAAGCTTTTACAGCATACATACAAGCCGTTTCAATTTCAGTTTGAGAAATAGCAATTAATCGATGCTTTTCACCGCTTACCTTTTCCTCTTGACTTCCTGCGCCTCGCATTGTTTCAATTAAATCGATCAATTCGGCTGATTTGTTTTTTAATTGGTCAACTAAATCATTTTTTGCAGGATTAAATTCTGCTTTTACCCTAATCTGTCCTAAAGTTTGTGACATAATAAATAATTTTTTGTTAATAATAATTTGAACTCAAATATAACTATATTTTTGATATAAAAACAAACCCCAAGCATTTCTGAATGGGGTTCTTCTTCTCTATGATTGTAGCGAGGGGTGGACTCGAACCACCGACCTATACACCTCTTAATCCGAATCTTAACCCGAATGCGTGTCAATCTCTAACCAACTGAGCCACCTCGCTATTTCCCACACCTCGTTTGGTGTGGGGTTTTAAAAACATACCTCATCTTTTTGCGTTAACAATGGTTTGATCAGCAAAAGCCTGTGAACCAAAACAGGGCGTATATTTTTACGATTCAAAGATACGAATTATTTTGGATTTATCGTTAACTACTATCATATTTTTGCAGCAATGACACATAGGATCACATCCAAGTGCGTTGAATGAACGGTGTAACATATCCGTCATAACTACTACCGAATCTGTTCCATCAGATTCTATATTTTTTTCATCTTTTCTCATTATACTAATAATATATATGAAAGGTCACCTCACCATGAGGAATTGAAATGTATTTTGAATTACTACCACTCTTGTATGAAGTAATATAAACACCTTTATCTTGCAAGATACCGAAACCCAAAACAAAGCCTGTAATTTTCCGTCCAGAACTTGCTTTAAAAGTAACTTCATCACCAATATTACACGGCTTATTTGATTCAATATAAGTGTTGCGAATATCATTTTTCTTATCAGTCAAAGCCTTGCTTTGTGATTTATAACCCTCTGACTTCTTGTCTTTAATATACTTGCTTTCAAGTAATTTTCTACGGGTTTTAATATCTTCTATGTTGGATATAAATTGTTCTTTAGTCATTTGTTTTCATTTTTTCAAGTCTTTCTTTCTGCATTTTTTCAAGTCTTTCCTGACACATACTTCTTTTTGGTTTTCATTTTGCAGAAAAAATGGGCGTTTTTCCTGAATAAAGATCCTAAGAGTTTAAAATTTATCGTTTCGTTTTTCTCTTAAGATTTATTTTATTAGCCAATAATTTTAATGATTGGTTTGCGATTGAAGAACTCAGCATTTCACCAATTTTAGCGTCCAATGATGAAAGTCCATGAAGAATACTTATTTTTTCAATATAAGGGGGGCGATCCGTTAATGAAAATAAGGTGATTTTAAGTGTTGTAATATCAATTACAGAGACATTAATTATATTATATTCATATTCTATTTCACGTGCTATAATATACAATGAGGCATCTTTGTGTTCTCCTTCGATTAAGGTTTCAACAATTTGAAAAGTAAAATAATCATTCGCATATTTTTCAATTTCTTTACCGTATTTTTCTAAAATATCAAGAGTTGCAGGGTGAAACTCTTGTTTTAACTCAAGTTCTTTTCCAACTAATGTAAAGTAAATATTTTGCAATTCATGTACAAATAATTCTTCATAGCATCTAATTAAATGATAATCATGCTTTATTTCATCTGCCAAATCTACATGAATATTAATATAATATTCAAGACTTATCATAAATCCTTTTAGTTCCCACATATTTGTATAAGACTCAAAATCTGCTCTTTTAACAAATCCAAAATTAATTAAATGCTCAACTGTTACTTTAATTGGAGAATACATTTGATTTCTACTGTAATGTATAGCTTCCAATGTTCCAAAATCCATTTTAATTACTTTATTTTTATTTGTATCTAAAATGTAGTTTCCAATTCTAAAATTTACTAATTCTTTACTTTCCATAGTTTCTATAATTTTAGTTATTTGTTTTCATTTCTCTATAAATTAAAAAAGCCCCTACAAATCCGTGAAAATCTGTAAGGGCTAATCAGTGCCACCAAAGCAGCAACGCCTTTATCTGTTCACGCAGATTTATATTACAAACATAATCATTATTTTTGGTTTGGCAATGGGTTTTTACTATTTATTTTTGATACATTAAATTTGTACATTAAATTATTCCAAATCCCGTATATATTACGGCTTCCAAAAATGCGTTCATCTCCATTTATGTATGCTTTTTTGAAATCAATCCTCATTTATTTCTAAAACAGCCTCATAAACCAACTTCAACTGGCTATGAGTTTCTTTGCTAATGTATTTTTTTATCGGCTCTAGCTGATCTCCTAGAGCTATAATCACACCAATAAAATCCCTTTTATTCATATAATTTTGAATAGAAACACCTATCAGAGTTTCAGATCCAATTTCATCTAAAATTTTTCTGCACAAACTTTCAATATAAGTCGTGTGTAAATTAGCTTCGACCGTCAAAGACCATACACGGCTAAATTTTTCAGCTTTTACAACAAGTGGCAGTTTGTGATTGTTGTTTATCGCCTTTGTGATCGCTCGTTGCGTTATACCACGCAATAAAGCATATTGTTGGACGGTTATTTTTTTAGTTGTCATATTTTTTTATTCTTCGTGTTTTAAATATTGGAAATTCTCATGGACTTCGCTAATTTGCGAGTTAGCAGCAATGCCCTAACAACAGCAGTCCGCTACTAATATCAGTTCTCCTTTTTTACTTAATTGATACGCTCCACAATGGCAGTCAGATAGTTTTTCTTCAATCTCTCTTTCTCTTTGTTCCTCATAATAATCTTCATCATATAAGTCCCTATCATCTTCCGCTTCATCATCATAAAAACTATCTTCATGGGCACTGCTGCTAACATGGGCTTGCTGCAATTTTGCAACCGCCTCCGTTAGCCATTTTACTTTTTGTTCAAGTTCAGTAATTCTATTTTCCATTGTGCTTTATTTTAAGGTTGCAAAACTGACAGCAAGCCCCGACCGTTATATTCAAGTTTTTTTAAATTAAATTTTTCCCTCCCGCCTGTGCGTAAAGCAATCCTGTGTTTCTAATTGGCAAGTGTTCGGTAAAAAAGAAACTGATTTCTCAAATTTTTTGCACTCTCCGAAATTTATTGATGCCTCACTTTTGTTAAACATAAACTTCATATTTTCGGCTTCGGTCAATAAATTATCCCACATCTCCAAATCATAAAATTTGTCCTTATACCATTTTGCTTTTTCAATCAGTTTGTTTTTTCTTGTATTAAAGTAATCCAGTTGCCATTTATGATGCAGTTCCAATGATTGCTTAAACGTTTCGGCATTGCGTTCCATAAACACACAGTCGTTGCAATTGCAATCAATCTTTTGTAATTTAAATATGCTTTCTTTGTCCATCGCTCAAATAAAATTTAATTTTAAAAAACCTAAATATAACATCACCTTAGCGCAATTCCCCTCCCACAAGCAACTCAAACTGCAATCCGTTATAGGCAATACTACCATTGATCTCCGAAAAGAGAATTTTGATTAGTTACTACCTTTCTGTTTTGACCTAAAAACTGTTCAAATACATATAGCCCTAAATCGGGGTTTACACAGTTGTTCAATATTTGGTCTTTTCTGTGTTTGATTTTATATTTAGTTAAATCGAAATTTTTGTTTTTACCCCAAGTTTTAGAACCTCCTATTCCAGCATATAGGTTAAGAACCCGTACTGGTGCTAATTCTTGTTTTGTGCCATTAGCGGTTTCATCTTTCAATTCATCATTTGTATTAATATCAATATTTGTTTTTAAATTAAATTTGTTTCGACAAATATACAAAGTTCTTTTTAAAGAACCTAATTTATTTGAACTTATTTTTTAAAGTGTTGGAAATCAATTTAAATTATCATAGCGCAACCCTCTTATATATGATCTGTAATTAATATACTTAGGAATGTCCTTAAACATATTAAATTCGGTGCTTTCTTCGCTCCATTTCACAATTAATCCGTTTTCACAATAATTCATTAAGTCAAGTATTACATCGGACATATTGAAATAAAACACCTCGTTAAATAAGGCAGTTTCACCTACTTCATCACCTACCCATCCATCAAATTCTAACCCTTGTTTTATGGCGAATCTAGAAACAAAATCGTTGCAACTTTGGTCATACTCCTTTTTGAGCTCGTTTAGATTCTTTATTATTTTCTTACTCATACTTATTTTAAATTAATTTGCTTATAATAAAACTTCATCGCCACATCCTCCCATTTTACAAATTTTTCTTTATGTATAAATTTGGCACGTTTTATCTCTTTAATTTCCCCCGAATCCAAGACATAATATAGACCATAATTTTCAGGTATTTCGGTTGATTTTATTAATCCTTCAGGAACAGCAAAACTAAACTTATTCGGAAAGCTTGTTTTATTGACTTTCTGAATTGAAATACTGCAATACCACTCTTTTGGTGTTTGATAATGAGCTCTAAATCGGCTTCTTGTGTTTGGATTAATGATGTGTGAAATATCACACGTGGCGTTGTCCTCGCTTCCACGAAAAGTAACTAAACTGTTCCCTTTTATTATCTCTTTAAAAAACTTGTGTTTTCGCTTAATAAAATCAGCCTTAAAATCAGATCGTGATATTTTTACTTCAATTTCATGAGTTAAATTCTCACGAGTAATCGTTAGAAAATCAGATTCCTCCAAATAAATAAACGCATTGCTAATATTTAATTTGTTGTGTGAAAATCTATTTTTTAAAGATTTTATAATAAAACCTGAATCCATTGTATTAGTTTTAAATTACTCTGTTTGCATTTTCCGTACGTTTCCTAAACTCAAATAGGTTTTATTTAGGGTTGTTTGGTTTGTTCTTTTTAATGCGCTTAAAACGGCTTATTCGCAAATATTATAAACGGATTGGCATTTTGAGAACTGTTTTTCGTTTTCAAACATATCTGCTGTTGCGTTCGATTCATCTAAATACTTTATCACGTCCTGTATTTTAGTTATCCGTTTGCCTGACTTGGGGTCAATTGTGCTTCGATACCGAACAGGCACTTTGTCGGGAGAAAAAAAGGTTCGACCCGTTTCGTTTTCTGCGTCAATCAGTTTTTTTTTCGTTTCGGGTGTGTTTACGAAAATTCGTTTCAATTCAGGTAGAGTTACGTTTTTGCACGGATAACAACCGACACGACCAGATCCTTTGAAATAAAGTGGATTTATCGGATAATCTCTACTCAATGAATAAGATATTACTTCTTCTGCTGTCGATTTAAAAAAGGGTCTTTGGATGTCATCTGAAAACTTTTCACAAAAAGTAAAAACTTCTTTTTTTCGATATGTATGTAGTTTAGGGTCTTCTTTTCCTATCGCTAATCTTGCTTTTGCTTTTTCAAGATTTTTTCTCTGAACTAGCGACAAATTTAATTTTGAAGAATATTTCTCAACTATCATTGAATTTGTTTTGTATGGCTCAAAGTAATATTTGAAAAATGTACAATTCTCAAACATTTTGCTGCGTTTTGCGCTCTCGTCTGCTCGGATTCCTTGGAAAATCAAAACGTGTTCATTCAAAGATAATACATAATCGATCATTGGTTTTATCTTTAATTCTTCGGTGCAGAACCCCACTTGACTACTTGGGAATCTACCTTTCTTCTTGGCTAAATCTAAGAACCCATCATATTTTTTTGAAGAAACTATAATTAATTCAACCCCTAGCATTTTTGGGATTAATTGAACATGTCCATACGTTTTTTCGTGTTCCCATTTTGTGTCACAAAAAACAGCGGTAACGTTTTTTGATCCGTATTTCTCAACAACCCAAATTAAAGTTGCTTGACTGTCTTTCCCTCCAGACCATGGTACTAATATTTTCATAATTTCTAAAATTTAGTTTCTTCACTTACCCCATATTTAGCAAATACCTCTTTGATTTTTGCGACTTGTACCAATTCAGTTTGAATCCACGTTGTGTTGCCTTCTATTTTGTGGCTTAGTATTTCGGCTAAAACATCCTGCAAATTAGGCTTGTTTAATGCTTCCAAAATAAATTTTGATTGTTCTTCATCACAAAAACAAACGATCGTTACTGGGCTTATTAAATCAATTATTCCTGTCGATTCGGGGTTATAGTTGATGTTTTTTACAAATTTATAGTTGCTCATAATTCTTATTTTTAATTTACCAAAAGTTTTTCATGTCATTTCCTTGCTCAATCTGGAATATCTCACCATCGCCTAAATACATTAGACCTTTATAATCCATTTTGAATCTTGATACAAATCATAATTCCTCATAATTCCAAAGGGATAATTTGCCTTTTACATTCAAAATAGGATTCTCAAATTTAACTGGATTGGCTAAAATCCAATTGTATGTAAATTTTTCCGTTATGGAACCGTTTTTTCTGCCTGTTCTTGCTAAACAAAAAACAGAATCAACATGACATCCAACGCAATTTCCATTCATTATGCAGCATCCCTCGGTTTGTTCCGCCCAAATGCTATTGTGATTAACCACGCAATCCACTATCTCAACACTACCAATAATTGCTGAATTTAACTCATTCAACCGATTTTCATGCAATCCATTTAATCTTATTGTTTTCCATTGAGAAGATGTTAATCGCTCCATTTTTGTGTCACTTTTCGCACTTGAATGAATCAAAATATGACCTCTATACTTTGTAGCCCACGTTCTGTTCTCGATGTCCTTGATGCCTTCAATTATTAGTGATGCCCATGGTTGTTTTATTGTTATTGCTTTCATAATTCTATTTTATTTGGTTAATTATTTTTTGGTTTATTTATAAAATTGTTTAAGTTCGCCCAAAACATCCATAACGTAAAAAGGCAAATTCTTTTCGTAAATATCTCCAGTTAATCCATGATTAACCATGAAATGAATTTTAATCGATACGATTGCCATTTCAACATCTTCCTGCGCTTCGATGTGATCAAAATCAAAATTGCTTTCTTTTAAAAACTCATTAATCGAGTGGATTAATTCGTACTGTTCAAATCTCAAAAGTATCTTACAACTCGCTACAATTGGCAGTAATCCGAACCTGAATTGTAGGTTCTGGAGGGTTTCAAAATGGCTCTTTATCGCTTTCAAAATCGGTGTTTTTTATATGATTAAAATTAGGAATTTCATTTACTTGAAACCTATGTTTATCCATCCATTGCTGTGTTTCTGAATGTATTTCCATATGTACGGTATCAAGTGCTCCGTCTCTGTTTTTTGCTATTATAAACTCCCCTATATTTTCTGTTGACTCTCCCGCTTCGTTAGTTGTGATCCCGTAATAACTGTCCCTGTGCAGAAATCCAATGAAGTCCGCATCTTGCTCAACATCCCCAGAATTACGAATATCAGCCAATGTTGGTTGTGCTTTTGCTTTTGCTGAATCCCTAGAAACTTGCGCTAAGGCAATACATGGAACTTTTATATCCATGTTGATTTCTTTTAGGGCGTTTGCTACCTCTGTAACAACTTCATATCGGCTTTGCTTCATTTCCCCTAATGCCTTTACCTTTTGCAAGTAGTCAACAAAAAAAACATTAACAGGATCAATTTCGTTTTGCTCAATTATTTTTTTCCTAATGTCTTGGTGTGATCGTGCTCCGCAAATAAATTTAATGTTTTTCCATTCTGTGCGTTCTTGGCAATTGTAAATTAGTTTCATTTCATCATCGGAGCAATTACCGTATTTCATTTTATTGGAATTAATACCAGTCAAAGCGGACAATAATCTACGTACCATTTGCTTTTCGTTCATTTCGATTGCAAAAAACACAACATTCAAAGCCTGTCTAAAAACCAAATTCACTATCAAAGAAATTGCAAACGCTGTTTTTCCCATGCTTGGACGTGCTCCAATTATCGCAAGGTCGGTCGGCTCTATTAATACTTTTTCACGCAAAGAGCTGTAGCCTAAATCAATGCCTGAAATAGTTCCATTCTTTGCGTTGTTGTGATCTTCAACTACTCCAAAAATTATATCAATATTAGATTTTTCCTCGCTAAATTCTAAATCCGTCATTACTTCATCAAGTACTTTTTGCGCTTTTTTTGCGATCTCATAACTTTGATCAATGTCTTTTGTTAATTCAATATTGATGCCATTGACCATTCTTAACATCAACTTCTTGTTGTATTCCTCCTGAAATTGTGAGAGCGTTCCATAAACAGATGTATCAAACGAAAAGAATGACGGCACAACATTATTTGTCATTTTAGAAATATCTGAAACAGATGTTTTTTTCGGGAATACTCGATTTGTTTTTTTGAAGTGATTAAAAACAGTCACCAAGTCAGGTGCAATATTGCTGTCACATAATTCGCTACATATTTCAAAAACGGTTCGATTAATTCCGGGAGTAAACCATTGTTTTTTTATCAGTTTAATTATTTTTCTAGTTGTATGTATATCACTTTGGAGTAAGTTAGCTAACACAACTCTTTCGGGCGTAATATCTTCATGTGTCATGATCTTGGGTTGTATTTGTTGTCTGTCGCTGTGGTTGTTTGTCCGTGAATTTCAATAGTTTTAGATCTGCTGAAATATTCAATGGTGCAATATTTATAATTATTCTCAATGTGATATTTATCGGCTTTCGCACCGTGCATAGCTTTTACCACATCTTCTTTGTTGTACCCTTGATTGATTAATGACTTATACGCTGTTTTAACTTTTTCAGGAACAACACGGGAATTTTTTTTGAATATGTCGTTAAATAATTTTAGGAGTTTGTCAGTGTCAATTTTTGGATTCTTATTAATATCGAAACTTGTTTCGGGAATAATTATATCATTAGGTTTACCTAATACACTATCACTTACACTATCACTTACACTATCACTTACAGTTGATTTTGTTGAGTTGTGTTGAACAAAATCAACACGTGTTGAATTTGTTGAGTTTTGTTGGTCTTTATTTTTACGTGCTTCTGCACTTGCTTTCCCTGCATCACTACGTTTCTCACGAATTAATTCCCATTTTTTTAAATCTCTTTTTAATGAGTTTTTGAAAGGCTCGAACGCAATTTTAGTTAATTTGTCGGGGGCTTCGGGGTCTAAATCGTTTACGTATCGAAAAAAATGTTTTATCAATTTCCCTGCTTCTTCATCTGAAAGCTCTTCAAATGTACCCATCCAATCGGCATAAACTATTATTGATTTTTTTTCGTAAGCCATGATTAGTGATTTAATTTTTCAAAATAAAAAACAACGTCCTTTGCCTTAAATTTAATATGCTTCATTCTTTTCAAAACAGATACCGACTTGCTTTTTAATAAAAAAATTTTGGAAGCATCATGAACCAAGAAAATTCTCCATTCATCTAATAGCCTGTTTGATTTTGATAAATTACACCCGCCACAGGACGGGTTTAAATTGTCGTATTTATAAGTTCCACCTTTAGATTTTGGTTTTATGTGGTCTATATGAAAAGTTTTTAAACAAATGCTTGTCCCGCAATAAGCACACTTACTGTTGTACTTATTGAAGATGTTTATTTTTTTGATTGGCGATATATCATTACTCATTTTATGTGGTTGTAATTTAATGGGTATTAGCACCCGAAATCAGTAGCCACAACCACGAGGCTTTCCAATTTACGGATGCTAATAAAAATTTTGCTGTCATGTGGTTGTAATTTACAGATACAAATATAATGTTTATTTTTAATTAATCCGATTTTAATGGAATTATTTTCGGGCGTTTTTCTTCGGGGATTTCTCTCGGTTCTAGGTTTTCAAACATTTCCTCCCAACAACTCATAGAGCAACAAGGATCAAAGCTTTCAACGGCAGGTTTTCCGCAGTCACAAATGTTTGTTTCTGGTTTAGGTATTTCCGTATTATCAATGTTTTTACGATTATTTAATATGGATTGGAAGTGTTCCTTACTCATACTATTACTTAGTTCATGCTCTTGAAAATTACGTGTTACCGCTCCGTTTTTAACAAAATATCTAGTCCGTCCAAATGGCTTTAAATCAATAGAAACAACAATATGAGGCTTTTGTTCTTTATCCTTTTTAACGTAAACTATCCCATTTAATTTATAGCCTATTTCGTGCCCAGCATAATATTTTTTTTCGCTACTTTCTGGCATCATTTTTAGTACCTCGAAAATAATTTTGTCCATTTCTGTAATCGTTAAAATTAATCCATGATTTTCGCTCATGTGATCAAATAATGATTGGTATTTTTCATCTACTTTCATAATTTACTTCTTGTTTTTGGTTAATAATGTTTTCTTCAATTTCTTCCAAAATAAATGGAAAGCATAATTGATTTGGGTCTTCGGGTTCTATTGGTTCGGGATCATTCCAGTTTCCATCATCATCCTGATCCCAATCCCACTTAATAAACGATGTGCAAGTAGGCTGGTTTTCGCTATTATATTGCCATTCAGCAGGGTATTCATTATCTTTCAAATCAAAACAAAACGACCTTGTTAGAATATCGCAAGGTTTATCCTTTGTATTGCCTGTATGCTCATATTTTCCATGAATACAATTACGGCAGTTTGAGTCGATAAAAATCATACCCTCTGTTCCGTTGCTTGGTCTATATTTTTCCATTTGATACGTTTTAATAGTTGTCTAATAATTCCCTAGTAGCAATCTACTATCAATTTTTTTTGTTGGTAATGTGTGTTTAAAAAAGTGTTGCTTGTCGTGTATTTGATTTATTTACTATTCCTAATACAGTTTCTAATATTGTTTTTCCTACTTCATAATCAACTAGGTTTCTTAATACGTCACGATACCCCCCTAAATTTGCATTTATTTTTAAATTGTGAAACGCTTCAAGTTTCTTGTGTTCATCATTACTTTGACCACACATTATCCCTGTGAAATCTCTTTCTCCAATATTACTTGGTAAATTGAAATTAGTCCAGTATAAATGCCTACCCCTTTTCTTTCCCGGAATAAGTGGTCTATAATACGGAATAACATTTTCAACGCAATATTTTCCATCGAAATGAGTTTCTAAAAATATTATCTCTTGATATAAACTCATTTCGGGGTAAACTGGAATATAAAATCCTTTGTTTTTTTGTGTAAATCTTACTTTACTGTGGCTCGGACAAGGAGGTGAACTCCATATAAAATCAAATTCTTTGTAATGGTTAAGTAAATATTGGTGAGCATCTGCAATTATTACTTTATCGTTTGGAAACCTCTCTTGATATTTTTCGGCAATTTCTGCATCAATCTCAACGGCTGTTACTTCAATATTCGCCACTTCATCCCATTTATAACGATTACCCCCCAAACAAGCGTATAAGTTCAGTATTTTATAAACCGAACTTCCTGTAACACTTGTTTGGCAAGATTGCTTATTTTGTGGTTCATTCACGTTTTCGTTTCGCATTATATTGCCGTTTTGTTCTTCGTTTGACATTTGATACATTTTAAATTGTTAATATATGCCGTATTTGGAGATTTTATCACCCTATAAATGATCTTCATCAATATCCATCCAATCAATTCCATTCGATGTATATTTATGACTAAGTAAATTAAATACAACCATATTTAATTCGGCATTGAAATGGTTATCTTTGTCAAACCAATTTGTATAAAAGCACTTTTGCTCACCCGTTTCTGTATAACTTACTAAATATTTCATCTTTCGTGTTTTAAATATTGTTTTTTAACTCGGACTTCGTCAATTGTTGAGTTAGCAGCAATTAAGCCGACTGCTCACTAACGGCATCAGGGTGAAACCATCCGCCAATTTTATCTACCTTATATTTTTTACCGCACCCTGTGCAAATATGTTTTGAAACCCATCCTGCTAACCCGTTTTCATCTCTATCACCTTTGCTCCCAAAATGTTCATCCTTCATTAATGCTATTCTGTGCAAATAATGGTCTGCGAAAACTGGATTTTTGCACTTTGCTGTAGTTCTGTGTGGTGCGGTAAAACCAAAATCGGCTTTAAAATTGTCTTGTTTTTCGTTGTTAAAATAACTCATTGTTTCTAAAATTAACTGCTGCTAACAGCACATTTGTTAAATTAAAAATGGCATTTGGTTTAGTGCTTAAAATGAAGTGTGAAGTAGCCATTTTTAACTTCACAAATCTGCAAAACGTTACCTGCTATGCTTTAACAACAACTCCGACAATTCACGAAGCTGGTTAGCGTGTTCAGGTTTCAATATAAATTCATCCCATTGTCCGTATCTGCATTTATAACCAAATATGTATTTTAAACCAGCTTTCAATCTTCTCCAAAAGCCGTGTTTTACCAAATGAATATGGCAGTAGGTTAAGTTATCTTCATTGTCGTGTTCAATGATAATTTGGTGTTCACGGCTACTGCAATCGCAAATAAGCACAGCAGGTAACACGGGTTTGGCAAAAAAGCCGTTTTGTTCTTCGTTTGACATATTGTTCTAATTTTTAAGTTTTGTTCTTCGATTTAACTTTTCGTTTCGGCTTCTTCGCCAAGCCCGAAACCGTTAGTGGCAAGTGCTACATAACCACTTCTTCACGACATTTCGTTCCATCAAAATAGCATAAGTTTTTTTGTGCTTCTTCTAATGTTGAAAAACTATCTGTTGTTGAAACATCATTATTCATCCAAGCATCGACCCACCACCAAAAAAACAGAAAGTGTCGTTGTTGTATTGTAAATTCTATTCTACCATCAGGCATTGTTCTTTCAATTATTCTTACTTTTCTCAATTAATTCGATTTTAATTTATTGCTAAAATATGCCATATTTGGATTATTTAATTGTTTAATCTAAATTCATTCCCATAAACATGGGGCTTTGTTTTTAGTTTATCTCTCAAAGTATCTATATCCATTCTCATGTTATTAATCTTAGAATTAATCTCAGAGAAATCAATATGATCACTTCCCGTTGAATTACGTAAATCGCACGCCTCTTGGATTAGATTCTCTTTAGCTTTGATTTTAAATTCAACTTCTTGTGCGAAAGTTGATCTTTGTCCTACTTTTTTGTGGTTTTCTTTTTGCATGGTTTTTAATATTTAAGTAAAATCAAATCGACTATTTTTGGATTTCTTTTTTTATTCAAGGATTTCTGAATGTTCTCGGTTTAATTTGAATCCTAGTCTTTTACCGCAGTTACAACAGTATGGAGTTATTGCTTTGTTAAGGATTTTGGCCCCCTCCGAATATTGACCACCTTCGTACGCACCGTTTTTATTATGAAATACCGTGTAATGCAACGACATGAAATCTGAATACTGATAACCTTGCTTTGATTCACACTTATTGCAATCAACTGGCTGATTTTCCCCTACTTTTATCTTTTGCATACTTTCAAAATTAATACGGTTGATACATTTGTTAAGTAATTTATCCCAACGGCATGAATAAAACCATTCACTTCCTTTATTTTAGTTACATTATCGAATAGGTCGAATGAAACGTTTTTATTGCTTCCTGTGCCTTTATTAGCCAAATACGATACTATTTTGCAATTAGCTAGGCTTTCGGGTTCAAAAACGGTTTCTTTCTTTGTTCGGTAAATTGTGTTTTTGCGAGTTGGTATTGGTTTTTGTGATGTCATTTGGTGGTACATAGTTTTTTGTTTTAATGTTTATAACGCCCATATTTTATCTTTAAATCCATTCGCTAAGAATCCATATTCTTTTTCGACCAGCGCAACCATTTCAGCTTTCAGCTTTTTAATTTCCTTATCTACACCGCCTAAAACATAAATTCTTGCAAAAATTCCATTAGGAGCATACGTTTCTTTTGTTTTGATGAAAATTGACGAATATCCGATAAACGAGTAAATAGAATCCTTTCGTTTGTCTTTTTCCTGTCTATCAAGGCAAGTAATCCATTTGTCATTTAAAGCTATCTTGTATTCTGTTTGGAATACAATTTTAAGTTCTTCAATATGAACTCCTTCTTTATAAATCGTACACGCTTTTTGATTGCCGTCCGAATAAAGCCCTATGCTAATCAAAAATACTTTTTGACCTATTTTTGTTTCGTGTTTAAATTCCTTTTCCATAATCTCTAGTTTTTAACCGCCAAATCCTGTTGGCTGTGATACGTTGTATTGAATGCTAATCCAAAACCAATAAGCCCTCCCCTTTTGCCCTGAAAATTTGGCTTGCCTTGACTTAGTGAAATCAAAAGAATATTCTAAAAAATGCTCAAAAGTTTTAAATTCCTTATTCATCCATTGCTCGAATGTTAATCCTGCTCGATGGACGAAATACATTTGGCTGTCAAATTCATGACAAAATTCGTCACGTTCAATCTCTGTCATTTGGTTGAAGAAATATTCGCCTGTTCGGGTTGTAAGTTTTTCCATGATTATAATAGTTTAAATTCACTCATTCTTGCGGAATCATACCAAAGACATGAGTATGGTAAATTATCACCAATTTCTATTTCATACCTTAATTCTGCTGTATCGAGTCGGAATTGACCCACCATAACAATCAATTTTTCATCCTTATCTTTTGATATGTAAGTAAACTGAAATTTTTGACCCATTAAAATAGGGTTTCCGTCTTTGTCTTTCATCACAAACGAACTAAGTTGGCTATTGATAACCTTGTTTATATCACCCCATTGTCGGGCTGAAATTTCAGCAGACATATTACATGAATAGCCTGTTTTTGCTTTCACTTTAATAGTGATTTTAGCGTCTTTTACATCAATGTTTTCCATAATCAATAATTTAAAGTTCAGGATTTGATACACACCAACCGCTGAAATCCCGTATTAACTGTTTTTGCTGATCTTCGTTTAGTAAGTTATGTTCATGTTCATTTTTAGATTCAAAGTACTTTTCCAATAATAAACCATTCCTTAAGAGGATTGATTCTGCGCCTATGATAAATAGGTTTTCATGTGTTTTATTAACCTCTTTCCAATTATTTGTTTTTTTATATTTATCAAATAATATTGTTAAAAATTTTCTCATAATCAATAATTTAAAGTTACCATCAAAGCGCACCAGTAAGGCAACGCAATGATGAAAATTGTTAGTTGTTTCATAGTAAAATTAATAAGGCTTAGATAGTGCTTCTAGCAAAGAATCCGCTTGATTAACCGCCATTTCAGAAAGCATTTCAATAGTATAGTTACCAAGCTCCATACTCCATCTATTTGCTGATAAACCAGCCATTATTTGAGTAGCCATATATTCACGCTTTGTAATTCCACTATAAACGTCTAAATCTGTTTTTCATGGACTTATTTTGTCCTTTTTCAAAGTGATAAATACCAATGTTTGGCATATTCATCCGTCTTTTACTTTCCAATATTTTCCGTAACTCTACGGAATTGAGTGGTTTGTGTGTGGTTTTCATGTCCTAAAAATTTTGCCTTAATTTATTTTCTGCAACCTGAATTTCAGCGAGTAAAATATCTGCTTCATTTCGTGCGATTTTTACCCATTCACGAACTGTTTTAATGTCAGGAACTATTTCAGTATAATCATAATCAACACCCTTTGCATTAGGTCTAGTTACTTTGATTTTTTTTGTCCACCCTAAATCTACATCACTATCTAAAGTTAATTTTTTTACGAAGTTTTTAACCGATTCAGGACGAAATGAGCAGAAAAATAACCGCTCTAGTTTTGGATTAACAATAAAATAATGCACACATTGTTTGATGTGTTTTTTCGGAATTTCATCAGCTAAAATTGTCTCTGTGTGTTCTTTTCTTTCGGGACATTTAATTTCGCAAGCTTCTTTGTCTGTTGCTGTAATTCCGTCTGGGCTAATTCCAAGTAGTTCATTTAATTCACATTGAAGCCAACCAACGCTTTCAAATTTAAGCCCTGTGTATAGGTTCAGGAATCCAACACCTTCAGGTTCTAATTCTGAACCCCTGATCATAGCGGCATTTTCGTAACCGTAATCAGGCTGAAACTCCTCTAATCTCTGTGAAAGAATATCAATCATTAATGTATCTGAATTCACAAACAATCCACCGCCTAATGTACCGCCAATTTTAGCCCATTTCATTTGCAGCCATTCAAAGCTACCTTGCTCAAATTCTGTATATTTTTTCATTATTTCAGTTCGTTTTTAAGTTTTTCTTTTGATGCTAATACGGTGGGCAAATTCTTTTCCTGTGGCGTTAATTTATTCCAATTTTCCGCAAGTTCAACAAGTGTTTTTGAAGTTGATAAAACAAATAATCCATTCGTATCTGAAACCGCTGATGGTGGGTAATACTTTTTAAACGCAACAACATGACCGTGCCTTTTATCTACTTTTGCGTACATCACAAAGGGTATTTCGTGACTAAAATCATCAATAAATAACGATCCGTTGCCTATCTCTTTTGATAAAAATTCTCCCCGCTCAACATTTAGTAGCGCAGGCTTATAAAGCATTTTTCCGTTCGGATATTCTTTCATCCAAATAGCTGTTTTATCAACTTCCTTTTGAATTTTTGAATCGAAAGCAGGAGCATCATTGAAAGATGTTAATGTAACTATCATTTCAGGCTTCAATCCTTTTTTCATTTCAACTCCTGTTTTCAAGTCCTCGCCTGAAATATACCGCTTGTCGTTGTTTTTTCTCCAAGGTGTTTTTTCTATTTCTGCCATAACTTAAAGTTTTTCAATTAGTTCTTTAGCCCATTTTACGAACCCATCGTGACGAGCCTTTATCTCGGTGGTGATTTCATTTTGTACGGAAATTTCAGGCAAAACAAATGAATCAACCCAAAGTTTCATTTTATCCTTTACGGGTGCTTTTTCGGCTTGTTTGCGATGCTTTTCTTCGGCTTCTTGTTTATCCTGCCATTCTTTTTTCAGGCGTTCTTCTTCGTCTTTTTTGGCTTTTAATTCATCCTCCAATGCTTCCGATTTAGCTTTTTCAGCAGCAATTAATTTATCTGCCTCCTCTTGTTTTTTACGGTTAATTTCAGCCTGTTTTTTTCGTTCTGTCTCGGCTTTTGCTTCCTGTTCTTCTGCTTCTTTTTTCAGGCGTTTATTTTCCTCCGCTATCTTTAACTGTTCGTTGTTGTAAATCTCTTTCTCTTTTGCTGAAAATTCAAAGAGGCTGTTCCATGCTTCTTCTGAAAATTCCGAGAAATCCATATCCCTTTTATCGACAGGAACAAAATTCCATATAGGCAATATTTTTTCTTTGCGTTCATTATGTAAGGCAATCGATTTTTCTTTAGCAATGCGTTCAATCTCGGCTTGCTTTTCGTCCTTAATCCGCTTTAATTCAGCCTGTTTTTTAGCTTCTTCAATAAATTCAAAGTCCTGCTTTTTCTTATCAAAATAAGCCTGAAAAACTTCTTCATCCATGCTTGATAAATTCATCATGTGCGCATCTTCATAAAACGGAGTAAGCATACTTACACGGTCAATTTGAAGCTGCTGAATACGCTGTTTTTCAATGTTTTCAAAATGGTCTTCAATCTCTTTTGCTTCGGCTTGCGTTAATCGGGCAGCATTTACAACTGTGTTATTTAAAGAGTCGATAAAACGGGTTTCGATAAGCACAATTTCTTTGTCTATTTTCTTCTGTGCTTCCGTTGCCGATGCGATTTTTCCGAGGTCAATCCTTACCCGTCTTGCTCCCTCAACGTCTTCCTTTACGCCTTTTTTTAAGGTTTTTAAAATGGCTGATTGTTCCGAAACCTGATTAAAAAACGGTGCATAATTTGATGCTATTTTTTCAGCTTTCGTTAAATCAGGCAATCCACTTGTTTTTACTACTTCTTGTAATTCAGGTGTAATTTTTACTATTTCATTCTTTTCCATTATTTAAATTATTAATATGCGTTACCAAGTCGCATCCCTTGGTTGGTTAATCTTTTGATTTTAAATATGTTTCTTCAAATTCGTCAAACTCCATATCTTCTTCTTCGTTGTAATAGTCAACCCAATCAGGATTTCCATCACCGTCTGAATTTTCATCCCACATTAATATATGAATGATGTTTGAATAATCAGGAATAAAATTATTTTCAAAAAGAAATAAATGTTGATCAGCTAGAACATTTCTAATCTTAGCTGCTTCTTCTTCGTCTTTTACATCGATAAAAAAGCCTTCGCATGGGATTTGTGGATAATGGATTACCCTTAATTTGTTTGGTACTTTTTTCATGTTTTCGTTTTAAATTAATTTGTTTGAGCAAAAATATATATAATAATCCAATTACGCATTATTTTAATGAAAAATAATCAATATTTAGAATCGTTCTAAATAACAGCAAGGAAATTATTAAGCACAAAAAAAGAGTGATCATCTAAACAATCACTCTTTCACCTAAAACAAATTTAATTTAACCTAATGAAAACACAAAGGACAAATATAGTGTAATATATTTAATAAACACAAATTATGTTATTTAGAATTAATATAAATTAGATAATAATAATGCGTAATTGAATTATTATGTTTATTTTTGTGGAAACGAATTTAATTAGAAAACTAAATAAAAATGACAAACGAAATATTTTTAAGACATAAATTAGAGAATCCACAAATAGTTTTTACACTAATAGAATCAAAGTTTATTCCTATTGAAAAAACTTGGTGTGAAGAATATGGAACTTACAATATTTATAAACGTGATTTTTATACAAAAAGCAATATGAAAAAATGTTACGTGGATACATTTATTAAGGAAATAAAAGTTAAAAGGAATAAACTTTGTCCTTGTAAAAACGGGTATGAGTTTAGGATTAAAAATAAATGCTTAGAAGAAATTTTTAAATCGTAGCTATTGGTTATAAACGCAAATATAAGAAATGTGGCATGGGTTCGATTCCCTCTCTGGTACAGTGCTGCCAGACACAGTGTGAGGTCAAAAGGTTGGTTCGATTCCAACTGCCACATTTCTTATATTTGATGTTATAAAATCGTTTTAATGTTTTATAACTCAATAATTGACGAAGTTTACGTAATATTTTAATACCTAAAACACGAAAAATGAAAAGAAAACTACAAAAAAATTCCGATCTGAAAAACGGAAAAATACACCTAAAATTTAAAGGCGATTTAGGTCGATTATTTAAGATCATTGGAACAGATCACTATTTTAGTAATGCAGATATGTATGTACTGAAAACTCATGACGGGGTGATCTGTTATGAACAATCTGGAATACCTAAAATCATTCCACTATCAAGAAATCGCAACAAATTTCCTTTGATGTTTTCAGAAAAAGAGATCATGACCGAGGTAGAAGAAATTCATAAAATTAAAAAGCTGAAAGAGAAAATCCAAGCGGTTTTTATTTTGGCTGGATCAGCTATTATTGTTGGAATAGCGTGGTTGATTGGGTATATTTACTTTATAGATTAGAGAAAAAATTATGGGTTTGCAAAACGTGTGTTATCGGCTGCCCTTCTTTCAAAATGATTAATTAACAATTTAAAATAAATAACAAAATGAATAAGCCAGAAATTTTAGGAGTTGAAGTTCTCACTCCAGATGGAAGAGGAAGTATATTATCTCTACACCACAAAAGAGTAACAGTTAGATTGAATGCGATTAAGCTAAATCAAGAAATGAAAGGCACTAAAAGAGAGGAAATGAATTATTCCTATAGGTATGAAGATGTAGAGATAATTAAGGGGCAATACTGCTTCAATGATGAAATGATAAAATTTCAATACGATGGTGTCGCTTAATGGCAATACCTTGTTAGGTGCAGTGCCTTTGGTGTCGGAGGTTTATTTAATGGATAACATCGAATTGATGAAACATTACCCTGACAAATATTTTGATTTGGCTGTGGTAGACCCACCTTATGGGGATGGAATTGGTTTTAGTGATTATGAAAGGGGTGGAATGGGTCAAAAAGTAAAAGAACGCTACACTAAAAATGAAAAAAAGCAATGGGATAACACAGTGCCATTAATTGAATACTTTACAGAACTTTTTAGAGTATCACAAAACCAAATTATTTGGGGTGGCAATTACTTTGATTTACCACCTACACAATGTTTTTTATTTTGGTATAAGCAAAACCCTGTGCCAAACTTTGCAGATGGTGAAATGGCTTGGACTTCATTTAAAAAACCTGCTATGTGCTTTGATTATAGATACTATGGCAATTTACAAGGCAAAACAAGTGCTGGTTCTAAAATACACCCAACGCAAAAGCCAATTGAATTATACGACTGGATTTATTCAAAGTTTACTGATGAAAACTCAAAAATACTTGATACACATTTAGGAAGTGGAAGCAGTCGAATAAGTGCCAATAAAGCAAAATTACACTTTGTCGGTTGTGAAATTGACGAGGAATACTTTAACAAACAAAATAAAAGATATGAGGAATTTGTCAGTCAGGCTCGTTTATGGTAAGCGGTCTGCTGGCATTGCACCTAACGGCTGACGCTATACGAAGGTGGGGATAAAGATGCACAACCCTTGCTTACCGCACAAAAGCAAATTAGATGCACAACTGTACAAATTTGGCACACAGCCCCACTTTTGTATAGCGTATGTTATAGGCTGATAAAAATTATTAAAATGAAATTAACAGCACAAGAAATTGCACAAATTATTGAGGACTACACCAATGAAAAAGGTTTGTGGTATGACTTTAAAGAATGGTTAGAAGAAAAAGGTTATAAGGCAGAAGAACTTGGATTGAGTGGCGAATAATTTTTATTTGCCTATAACTCAACAATTGACGATGTTCCTGTTAATTTCTAATATCCAAAATACGAAACTATGAAAAAAGAAAATTACTCAAAAAGAACAATGAATCGATGGGATGATTTACCTCCGTTTGTTATTGTTTGGCTCATATTATTGGCAACTGTTGGGCTTATCAATCTCAATATTAATAAAGATAAAGATAAAGAAACCGATCCAAAACCTAGTGGCTACCAAAAAACAACTGAAGCAACGCAAGGAGAGAAAGCGGTGAGTATTAGAACTAAAAACGATTGAAATTATGAAACTAACATCAGTAAAAATGCAAACCGTTATATTTTCGGGAAACTTTGAAAAAGAGTACTATATGCCAATTCTTAGATTTGGAAAAGGAAAAAAAAATATGCGAAAAATGCCTTTGTTTTTCAAGTCAAGTAAAAAAGCATCTGAATTTTATGATGAAATAATACAATTAAAAGGCAAATCAATTGAAGAAATGCGATTGGCGCACGATTCTTTGATTAAAAAGTATAATAAATTTAGTGCTAAACAATGAATCTAAACGAAGCATACACGGCATTAACTGGGAAAGTTCATCAAATTAATTTTGATTCTATTGAAATTTCGCATGATGATGAAAGTATTATTTTGCTTTTAACGCATGAAGATGGATGTATTGAAATTAAATTACCATACACAACTGAAATATTTGATATAGCGACCGATCCCGAAGATGATGCTCAATATCACCATCAAGTTGATAAGATAACAAGTGCAGACGGAATAGACTTGTTTAAACTAGGTTGTTCAAAGAATTTTGAAGCTTTGATTTTAGAAGAAATAAATAAAATAAATTTTAAATTATTAACCAAAAGATAAAATGAAAATTATGTCATATTTAACCGAAGAAATAGAAGAGTATTACGATAAATATTGTGTTGGTGCTATCAATTTTTTAGAGCCGATCACAAAAATTCAATAGAATTACAAATGTTTAAATTCAAATAAAATGATTTTAGAAATAAAAAATTGTGCCGATTGTCCGTTTTCAAATAATGATAACGAATATGGAAGGGATGGTTGCAACTTGGCATTACAACTTGGAAAAGATATTAAGTTAGATAATTGGGAACAGTTGCCAAATGACAAAAGGCATAAGGATTGTCCAATAGATACTAAAATTGAATTAGTAGTAGTGTTGTAGCACTTACACATAACTCAACAATTAACTATACCAATGCAACTATTCGGAAATCCCGAACAGTTCAAAAATAATTATTAAATAAACTAAACAAAATGTCAATAGCTAAAAAGATTTTATTAGAAAACCTACGTGAATGGTATCTTTCAAGATCGATAAATAAAATTGGTGCTTCAAAAGATATTGGAATAAGTAAGTGCCATATAATATTGATTCTTAAAGAAAAGCATAAGTTGACACCAAAAAAACGGGTTCAACTTGTCGAATATTTCAAGAAAGAGAAAATATTGATTGATAAAATAATCACTGATTTGGAAGAAAAAAATAATACTTAAAAAACGTAGGCAACAATTAATCGATTTATTATGAAAAACAAAGAATTAAAAACATTATGGAAAGTTGCAAAATCATTTTGGATTAGCGGAACATTAGTTTGGATTTTAGAAACTATAATTTTCTTAATTATTGAAGGATGGCATTACAAAGCGACAAATCCAATAGAAATATGGATTGATAAATTAGTAGGTAGCACTTGGAATTTTGCATCATGGCTTACTTTTTTAATTTGTGTTCACTACATTATCAACTTAAATAGAAAAAAGTCTAAAGAAACTCGACTTTAATTTATTTTTCTTGCATAAAATAGTATTGAAACAATTGATTTCACTATTAATCAAGCACTTTTGGATGAACAAAAATGCAACATTTAACTGGTCTTTTTCGGTTCATTACAGATCCACCATTCGACTGATTAGTTAATGATGTATTACCTCCAATAGTGTACATATGCGTTTTTTTGGCGGACGTGAATCCGTTGAAAATTTCGGTATGATCATAACGACCGTCACCATTCCAGTCAAAGAATATAATATCTCCAACCTGGGGGATTTCAACGATCTGATTGTTTTCCTTGAAATACTTCACGGCAGTTTGACACCCAGCCATTCCTTTTGAATAGCCGATATTCGGTAATTTACACCCTGCTTGTGCATAACACCAAGACACAAACATCGCACACCAAGCAACGCCATTAAATCCAAACCATTCACCGTATTTGGTTATATTTGAGTTTGCTGGATTTTCAGTATATCCAACTTCTTTGAATGCTATTTGTATTACTTTTTCTGATTTTTTCATAATGTTTTTTTATTGTAAAAATAAGTATTTTATGTTAAATGAAATCAAAACAATCCATCGTTGTTTTCCCCCATCATTGTGTCACCAACTCTTTTTGCATCTTTAGAGGCACTTTCAAGAAGTTTCTTTGTGTTTTTAGGCTCATCGCCAACAGCTACATCTAGCACATCTGCTACAACAGCAATAGGGGTAAGTGCTGTTTTTACTGTTGCTGATATTAAATTTGTTAAAAATCCCATTTGTTTTATTTTTAAATTTATTGAGTTAAATAAAAAAGTGTGCCGTTTTTTAAAATGGGAGTCGAACCCAAAAACTTACTGCGCGTTAGAGAAGCTTCAACCTCCACGGTTAACAAGCACACATTATTTTACAACGCTTCATAATCTTTTAGTGAACGTTATTTTTGATTCACTAATAATATCTTTAAAGTCTGCGTGGTCTTCATCAACAACACGCCTTTTATGACCATCCGTATAGCAACAATCAAAATACTTGTATTTTAATGTGTCCGATTTATCTAATTTTCTATTTCCTGATGCTGCAACTATGCGCTTAACCACTCTTGCAACGCTATTTCCGTTGGTATAAAACTTAGAGATAAGCTTTAATTTCCCATATAACGGGTGTTTCAAGTACTGAATTGTGGTCATTTCATTTTGTTTTTAGTGTTTATTTACCACAAATGCGGTCTATCGTTTTATCTACTTCATTTGAAATTTCATTGTATTTGTCATCAGGTACGATTCTTTGCATCGATCTTGTTTTAACTCCTTTCTCGTATTTAAGTTTGCGACCAGAACCTATCCGATCGCCTCCGTGTTTTGATTTTTTGTTTGGCATATTATTGTTTTTTAATTAATTTCCGATTTCCCCGCATCGTAAGTTATTGTTTTAGTTTTAGATTAACAGCATCTATTAGCAATTGCCCGATATGTTCACGGCAAATATCTGCACACTCTTTGAGAATTTTATTTCGGGCAACATCAGCATCATAAGCGTAAGCAACATCAGCATCATAAGCGTAAGCAGCATAAGCAGCAGCGTAAGCAGCATAAGCAGCGTAAGCAGCATAAGCAGCATAAGCAGCATCAGCAGCAGCAGCAGCAGCAGCATCTAATTCTGATTTTTCAATTTCTCCACGACCAAATGCAATTGCAGCCTCAACGGCTTTAATACTTCTTTGGTCTTTCATTAGGTGTTTTGCTTTTTCAGCGCACAAACCTTTTGCCAGAGTGAACGGACGTAAATCCAAATTTATTCTCCGTCCAATCCAAAGCATCCAATCACCTCTTTCGCATGACTCGACAATTTGTTCGATCGTTTTTTCTTCTGCCCAAACCTTTGCACCGTTGCAAGCGTTTAGTTCTATGAGTAACTCTTTAAATGTTTTCATATCTTTTCGTTTTTGTTATACGCAAATATAGTTCGTATATTTGATTCGACAATGAAAAATCAAGATTATTTTCAATAAAAATGAAAGTTTTTTATAAAGTGTTGATTACAAACTCGCTGTCGAACTTCTTAACTTTGTTTTGCAATACCTTTTTAAATTCTGCATATTTTTCTTCTGGAACAGATATTTTAAGAATCTTAACTGGGTAAGGTTTTGGTTTGCGCCCTGCATTCCGTTCGTTGTTTGTTGATTTTTTTGCCATGACTTATTAATTTAATTGATTTATGAATACAATGGTTTTCATTCCATCGATGTTTGTTGCGTAATATGCTTGTTGATGAATCTTTGGTAAGCTTTGATAATATCTTTGTTCTGACATCTCTGCTTTACGTTCAATTCTTTCAAGCGCTTTACGTTGCATTACGGTTTGAGTTACAACAATCGTTTTCGTTTTAGGTAATCTAAATGAAATATGCGATTTTTGCCCCATTATCTCACGTGTAATGCGTTTTCTTTCGGATTGTGTATTGATAACTGAATAGTCAACTGATAATGACTTGTTCGCTGTTAATTTTAGTTTTATTGTTTTCATGATAAATAATTTTAAGTTTTTAATAGCCCCAAACTTTACGTACTGTTTTGGGGTTGTAATAATGTTGTTTGTTTTTATTGTGTTTGATTTCAACACCCTCTTTTCGTAGCTCTGAAATAGCTGTTTTAAAAGGGTGTCCGCCACCATCAAATGGATTTGGAGCGAATCTCATTTTGTTTTTGAGTGAATCTATTATACCCCGTGAATTTGGGTTGATTCGTTTCTTTCCTTTGGTCATGCTAAATCAGTTTTTGTAATGGTTTATATAATTTTTCTTTGTGAGCATTGAATACTCTAAAAACCTGATTGGTTATACAACATTGTTCGGCTGTATAAAATGGATTCAAAGAGTTGAATTGCTTCGATACTAATGCATGGTGTTTTTTATTCTCATTCAGCCAATACAGGTAAATGTAGCGACTGAATTTAGATAGGTTTTTGAAGTTTAGCCAGCTGTTATCGTTTATCATTTTAATTGCTAAATTTCTGTACTTATCGGATTTGTCCGAATATTTATGAAACATAATTCCGTTGCTCCTTGATGGCTTGTAACTCATGGCGTTTAATTTTGGTTAAAGTGTTCGATAAAGGAAACTAACAGACTACAAGTCATTTCCGTTTTTTTAGACAGATCGCCGCAAACTAAGCTTACTATTGGGTTTTTTTCGTCTAAAACTTTATAAACTTGGTAACTTATTCCCTTAATAGCTACTACATATCCCTGCTCTTCTATTTTTTTGATTACAGGAATCAAGTAATTAAAGTCGGTATCAAAAGGATATATTGCTTTCTCGACAAACCTCCCTGTAAACATTGGTGTCGGATCAAGACCTCCCCAAAGGTTTTTTAATTCTCCTACTGTTTTTGCGAATTTATTACCGTTGTAAATCGGTCTATATTCGTTGTGTTGATAATTTATGACTTCGTAGCCAATAAATTCAGCGAATAATCTATTTATTTTTACTTGTTTTTCCATGGTTACAATATTTGGTTTAACATTTCTTTTCGGTCAGATACTATTTGGTAATCTCCTATGAAGGGGTAAAAATTAAACCCTTTATCTCCGTTACCCCAAACTTTAATTATATTATCGTTTCCCATAACAAAATCCGCCGAATCTTTACCCAATGATAATTGGGTTTGAAACCTACGTGTTCCGTCCTGTGTTGCATCGATCTCTAATAGTTTTATTGCCTTCATAACTTAAATTTTTGACTGTTTGATGTAAAAACAAACCTGCACCTTTTTATCAGATACAGGTTTTCTGCCAGAGTTTTTTCGATTTCCTCCGTGTTCTTTTGCCATTTTAATAAATTGAAGATGGAACAATAAATTTGTACTTAGAATATTGCTCTTTCATTCTTTTAATTGCGGCACGTTTTAATGTGTCTCCACCTGATTTTCTCGCTCTTTCACTTAGATAGTCATAATCAACGTGAAAGTAGTGTGATTCACCGTTTTTGTCCTCTGCGAAAATTTCCGCATTACTTCTGTAATTCTTAAAAGTAGTTACTTTTAATGTTTCTTGTTTTGCCATTTTACTGTTTTTTAAATTATTAAAATTTTCCGTTATCCTTCAAAGAATAGTACTCTTCGTCACACACTATAATATGGTCAAGAACCTTGATGTCCATTATTTCTGCGGCTTCTGAAATTTTGCGAGTTATTAATGCATCACTCTCGCTGGGTTGATTGTTTCCACTTGGGTGATTGTGTGCTAAAATGATCCCTGTCGCTAAACTATCTATTGCATACTTCAATATAATTCTAACATCTACAACCGTACCCACGACACCGCCTTGACTTACCTTAGCATAGGCAATTACTTTGTTTGATTGATTCAGCATTAAGAGAAAAAAGCTTTCAAAAATATATATATCATCAAAGTAGAATTGTCTAATGTAGTCGTAAGCCACTTGGCTTGACGTGATTTTGGTTTGTTCAAAAATCGAATTAATCGAATTTACCCTAAGCTCTAAGTGTTTTGCGTTCATGCTATTTAATTTTAAAATTAATCACTTGTTGGTACTCAATTCCAGCTATCAAGGCACTCAATTTAGTGTACATTTCAGAAGATTTTAATCTTGCCTCTGTACCGCTACCCCCAAATGCACCTGAATGACCGCCACTATTTACGTTTACATTTACTAATCGATAACCGCCGTAAACACTCGCATATTCAAGGTACAAATATCTGTCCTGTCCTTTACTAATTGCTTGCTCCTTGTTGTTGCTTAATCCTGTTAAATCACAAATTGTTTTAACTAGGTTGTTTAATTGTGTTGCTGTTGTTTTCATGGTATTTTTGTTTTAATTGAATTTTTAGTTTAAAGTTTTACAGCCATAGTTTGTCCATGATCCGTCTGAGTGTTGCTCCCAATAATTAATGGTTCTTCTACCGTATTTTGTAATAGCCGTCCCGTTGTTTTTCAATGTAGCGTTTGGATATAATATTTTAAATTCTTCGTTACTCAATTGCCCCTCCATGATTGTTTATTTTAAATGGTTATTTACTTTCTATACTAATTATATGCTCTGCCAATTCAGTTCTGCCATAGAAACAATTATCACATGAGCAATCTTTGTTGTACCCTAATTTTTTAGACGCTTTCAATAGTTGTGTTTTGTGGTCTTCGATGCCTTCATCGTCCATCGTGCAATCGGGATTTCTTTTGTCGTAATAACAAAGCGATTGCAGTATTTTTGTAGCTTCCATTATTTACTATTATACTCGTTTGTTGCTCTCTGCGAGACATATACATTCATCCCTGCTAACCTGTACTCACCTTTAAGCCTTGCTAATTCAGTTCTAAACTCTTTATAAGTAGCGAAGTCTTTAGGGTTAAGGCAGTCAACTGTTTCAATGCCTTGATTTGTTTTTAGATTAAAGTATCTCATTATTTCTAAGTGTTTAATTAATACTTCTGCAAATATACATACAATATTTGAATTAACAACCATTTAATTAATAAAAAGTACATTTAATTTGAAAACACCAGTAAAATCAAGCGTTTCAAACACTTATTTTTTTTAACTTTCACACTCTCTTAAGTAATTGCAATGTTAAATTGTTGGTAAATGGTATGATAATCAAGGTAATACACTTTTTGAACTGATACGGTTTTTAGTGGTATTTTTTATGTGGTAGTACTCTAATTGACACACTTTGTACGTTTTCCCTTGGTCCATTCCGAGATTAAAACACTAAATAAACTAGCAATTCATGGTTTTTCATACTTGATTTGAATAGCATAGTCTTGATAAAGCTATGCGTGAATAGAATCCTGTGCCTTATAACTGTTATTATGTTAAATACAATTCCCATTGAACCATTTTTCCTTTTCAAAAGGGGAGGGGTATGATTGTACTGTATAGTACCCTAGCAAACACTGTTTACAAAAAACATAAAACCATATAAAATAAGATCAGCATGAGGCACTTTTTTTTATGAGAGAGGCAGGGGTATGATTTTAGATATGGTACTTTGACATCTTGACACACGATCACTTAATAGCTTTATTTTGAATTTTAACGACATCTGACGGCATTTTACACATCGATTGGTACATTTATATATCTAACCTAAATATCATTCGTTGTATAGCTTATTTACGTACACACTCAACTTGACAATACTAACCATATAGGAGCGAAAAAATTAGTTTGTTGATTATCAATGTTTTGTAAAAAGTACGATCGGTACATTTTGTATTAGTGTTGCGTATATAGAAATAATGTGTATATTTGTAGGGGATTATTAACAATAAAAACAAGATAAAATGAGTTTAAGAGAATTTAAGATTGACGGAATGGAGGAGTCTATTTGGGCAGACGAAGTGGAGTTTGATTCAGTGATAGGTGGATGGAATTTCGCAAGAACAGTTGGTGGTGAAAACAACGTATTCGTTTTTGTAGGTTTTTGTCGTGGCTTGGTTTTGATATGAAAATCAATCACCACAAAGTGAAAGTTCTTGAAAGCAAGACGATTATTTATGGTAAATAAACAATAATTAAAATGAAAAATTGTAAAATTTGTAGCACCAAAACCCTGAATATATTTAACATCAACCTTGAACCGATTCTGATTTGCGAAAACTGTGCGAGTTCTATTTTTATTCAGCGAGTACCGTATTACATCGACAAAATGATTAAAATGATTCCAAAAACAAGTGAACCGGATGGGGTTTTTGCTCACTTGGAATCCGTAAAAGGGATGGATATTAAAAACCCTATTCGCCCGATACCTGAATACCCGAAAGGAAGCGTTACGCCGATTCATACTGATTCTCCATTTGAAGACCCTGAATCTTCATTGTTTGGAATGAGAGATAAAATAATTAGAGGAAAAGCGGTTGGAAACACAACAAGGATAGTCGATAATGCTATTCAAGTGTTGTTTTCAGGAAAAGATATTACAATACAAGACCACCAATTACATAGCCGAGAGGGTTTGGCAGACCGAGATTTACTTAACCGAATAGAACAAAGGCTTCGGGTTGAACATAAGATTTCAAGAGACGATATAATCATCGTTAGAAGAGGGCGAACACACTTAATAAAAATAAAAAACGAAGTGTTAAATGACCCAAAGTCCTAACATATCAAAACTCGGAATCGATCTATCAGTATGTATGTACTGCAAAAAAGCTGTTACAGTATTCGATAGAACAACCGACCACTTATTTCCTAAAAGCAAAGGGGGTAAATTGAGTAATGATAATAAAGTTCCTTCGTGTCCAGATTGTAATCAATTAAAGGGCGATATGAATGTAGTTGAGTTCGAGCAATTTTTGGATGCATCAATTCGATTTGAACACATGGAGCATAAAAAAAGAATCGGACATCTTAAAAAAGTGAAGATGAACGTTTCTACAGTAATTAGTAATTTTAATGTTAAAAAACTATGAGCGAACTAATTTCATCTGAATACGCCGTCTATAATATCCTTGAAATAGAATCTCACAGGATAAAAGACTTACGTAAATCCTCCAAAGATTTATATGTAAAAGATCAATACGGTGATTTTATAAAGGTCGCAGAGGCTTATAATTCAAGGATCAACGACATAAAAAATGCGGTGTTCAATAAACCAAAAATGAAGTATTTTATTACATTTATGGGGGCTATGCCTGTAATCAAAAAAATGACATTATCGCACCATAAAATATTCTCTTTTTTTATCAGGAAAATGGATAGCACAAACACTTGTAATAGGCTTTCGATAAGAGATATTGCCCTTTATTCAAAAGTGTCAAATAGCCAAACAGCAATTTCAATAAAGGAAATGCTTGAAATGGATATTATTCAGGAGCAGAAAGAAAAAAACACTCGAAACTATATGCTAAATCCTGCTATTGCTTTCAAGGGAAAACCAGGGGCAATATTTACTTCCGTACAGAAGTACGAAAAATGGAAGCGTGAGAACATGAAGGTTAAAGACAACTATATTTTAGACCAAAAAACAACTTAAAATAAAAACTTAAATTTGCCATGTAAGACTATTGGATTGCAATAATGTAGCCCGATAGCAAAAACAACGCATGGCAAATAGTTTTTTTGACAAGTTCCAATCTGAAAAACCAAAGGATTACAGTTCTTTATTTCAACAAAAATCTGAACCTGAAAAACCACTACCTATTGATGGCAGGGAGATTTTAACTTGTGAGTGGTTTCCGCAATACGAACAATTTGATTACCCTAAAGAGTTTGTTTCCCTTATTGATTCAATAAATTCAGGTTGGCAAAACAGAAAATCCTACATACCATTTGAGTTATACAAAGCACAAGCGCAATATTGGATTGATGAAAATATTGAGATAACCGACTTTGATACCGAAGAAGAACAACGAAATTTTCTTGAAGAAGAAATCCAAAGATGCAAAGACAATTCACTTTATTTTTGTAATAAATATGGATGGATAAAAGAAGATAAGGCTGCTGGCGGTAAACTAAAATACAACGCATGGGAGGCGCAAAAGTTACTTTTATTTCTGTTTGACTGCGGACACTCTATGATGATTGGCAAAGCCCGACAGATTGGGTTTACTACGGTAATGTGTTTAGCAGGAATGAAAAAAGTTAATTTCCTTAAATCCTACTTCATAAAATTTATAACCCACTCCGTAGATAAGGGAGTTGAGATATTTCGTGATAAAGTAAAATGGGCGTACACCAAGGTGCCAGAATATTTAGCGCAAGCCGTAGAAAACTGGACAAAAGACACCATGTCCTTTGATAAAAAAGGAGACAGAAAAGGGCGTGAAGATGGTGGTAGTTCTCGTTTTCAGGTTGATGCTCCAAGTATAAGCGCAATTAATGGTGGGTCTCCTTCTGCTGTTCTTGTGGATGAAATTGGGTTATTTGAAATCTTTGGCGATATGATGCGTGAGGGTCGTCCTGCTTTATTTAAGTTTGATCCTGAAAAAGGTAAAATGATAATGCAACAGCAATTTATTGGATGGGGAACAGGCGGTGAAATGGATAAGGGTGGTTCTGTTTTTGAATCCGAGTTTAAGTCATGTTTAAAAAACTGGAAAGAAGGAAACTATCAATACGGTATTATACCTCTATTTTTTAACGCCTATGCAAAGCCAGGGAATACCCGTGAACACATCGAAAATGAAAGACGAGCGTACTTAGCTGCTTCTGGCACTAAGAAAGAAGACGAGGCAAAAGTTCAGTTTCACCAAGCATATCCAATGACTATTGACGATATGTTTATACGTAAATCTCGAACCCTTGTCCCTGTTCATTATTGTCAACAAAGGTTAGATGATATTTATAACCGAACTCCTGCGGTTGAATATGGGTACTTTGAGCCGATATATGATAAATCACAACCGACCCCTGATTTGTATTTTGAGTTTAGGGTAATTGGATCAAGATTTATTCCAACGTCAGGATTTGAAGATATAAACACAACAGCCTTAGTTATTCATCACCCTCCGTATGGCGAGGTTTGGAGGTATAGGTATTACCAAGGAACTGACCCCATTAGTTCTGAAACAGGGCATTCAAAAATGTCGTCTAGTATTTGGGATGCCTACCTAGAAACAGTTGCGAGTACAGTTTTTTACCGTGAAAGAAATTATAAAAAATGCTTTGAACAATGCCTACTCCAAAACCTTTATTATGACCAAGAAAATAAGGGCGGTGTAAAAGAATTGATCGAAAAAAATACAGGAACAGGGTATTTTGAATTTCAAGAGCAACACGGATTTAAGAAAAAGTTTACGGCAAACGCTGAACTGCCCGAATATCTGCACACACCAAATTCAGGATTAGACTGGTGGGGAATTTCAAATAACGTAAAAACAGCAGGACACTTTATTTCTAAACTGCAAGAACTACTCGAAGCGCATGGAAAAGCAATTGATGTTCCGTGGTTATGGGAACAACTTAAAACATTTATTGAGAAAGATTTAAAAAACTCTCAAACCCATAGGCAAACGAGGTATCAGGCTGCCGACCTTAGGTTTGATTATGATGATGCGATATTCTCCATTTTAATTTCTTATATAAACAGGATTAGCCACATGAGAAAAGAGCCTATAAATGTAAAAAAGGAAACTGAAACAAAAAAAGCAAGTCGTAGATATATGCAGAACGCTCAAACAGGGTGGCGAATGAAACTATGTGAAGTGGATAGTCATGGAAAAATTCTTCGAATAATAAAAGGTTAAAAAAAGCAAAGTTATTTTAATATACCTTTGACGAAATTAAAAATATTTTTATATTATGGCACAGATCTTACAAAAATCAAAAGTAAACACCAATAGAATCAAAATTACCAACAAGGAAAACGAGGATAATTTGGTGAAAGACGTAACGGCATTAATTAGTGAGGTCAATGCGTTATCCGATGGAACGGTTGAAACCACTAATCTTGAACTTACAGGATCGTTATCTGTTCCTGATGGGTTGGTTAGTGCTTTACCTATTAGGTTCGGGGCGGATGAAAACAATGGTTTTTATGGTGTTTCAGATACCCAATTAGGTGTTGCGGTTGAGGGTGTTTTAACAGCTTTATTCGATGCCACGGGAGAAAAAACAGGAAGTGTTGGTGAGTTAGTTACGAATGCAGGGATTGACATTGTAGGTCATTTAAATTCACCAAGCGCAAAAGGGGTTCGATATACAGGAACGATTACAAATTCAGGAACAACGACAGTTGTATTAGCTACAATGGTTGGTATGGCTTCTTTTACTACTATTCCTGATATTGCAGCAGGAGCAACACAAAACATTGTAATTACCAATACTCTTGTAACAGACGATACGGTTGGAATGATTGTGATGCAAACCAATACCGCTGCCAACGGGTCTATTCCGAGAATCAAAACGATTGTTTACTCGTTAAATACGATTACAATTACATTGGTTAATAGCGCAGCGGCTACGGCAACAGGTGGTTTTGCTTGTGATGTTTCTTTCCAGTTATTTCAATTAGCATAAAACAAACTCTACCCAATAAATTTAGCCCGTTCTTTTTGATCGGGCTTTTTTATTTAAAGAATGTTAGTTTCGAGACATAAGAGATAAAGGTTTCTTTCTGAATTGATTCTACGTCCTCGTTTCTAATCTTGAAACTGTAAATCTTTCCGTGCTTATTACTGGATTCTAGTTTATATAATTCAGTATTTCTTTTAAAGAAATCCAAAGCATCCTCTTTTATTTTTCGATATTTAACCGTTGGGAAATCCACATCTTTGTACCAAGTTTTTTTTAAAGGAATCTCTTTTATTTCCTTACTGATATAAACGTGGTATTCCGTGGTATGGTAGTCTGAAATTAAACCATTGCAAGTTAGAACAAATGATTTTGAAACAAAGTGAGGTATGTTATTTTCAATAAGACACTTTATCATACATTTCTGACAATAGTTATTTTATTGTCATTTAAAAAAGTATTAAATTGATTGTCCGACAGGAAAAATACAGCAAACGGAATGTTGTAGTGGTTGGCTATTCTTTCAAGCATCGCAAGGTTTTGATGTTTTCCGTTTTCTATCTCACAATAATAGCATTGGCTAATTCCTATTTCCTCTGCTGCTTTCTTTTGCGTTATACCTAAATCGGTTCGTAGCTTTTTGACTTTATCTTTGAACATAATGCAAATGTAAATATTTCTTTCTAACAAATAGCAAATTAAGTGAAAAAAAAACAATTGAAATTAAATATAACTTTGTCACACTACACGGTGTAGTTAATAATATTAACCCATACGTACCAGTAATGGTAGGTGTAAAAAAAGTAAAAAATGGCATTTACAAGATTTAAAATTCCAAAAAAAGACTACAATGTTGTCGTTATCAACAATGCAGTTGTCGCAGGTGATGCAGTTTTAGCGTCAGGCGAATTATCAATTTTAAACGCAGACACAACGGAAGCGTTCAAAATGAAAGTTGTTGACGGATTAGGATGGTCAAAAACCGCCTATGCAGCAGGAACATTGTCAATTAAAACGATTGATTTTTCAGCGTGTACCTTGCTTGCAAATTCAGCATACACTATGTCAATCGGATTTCCGAATCGTCAGGATGATTTAGAAGGTGGTCGTGAAAGTGATGCGGTTGTAAAAATCAGAACGTTTACGGTTTGGTCAACAAACACAGTTCCGACAGCAGCTAATATTCGGGATTTGTTTAAAACAGCAATCGATAACGACACTTCTGACAGAACGGGCGTAACAGCAGGAACAAATGGTAATAATCTTACTATCACCATGACGGATGTAAATTCAGGTGATACAGTTTTGGATGTGCCAACAGGTGCAACTATTTCCGTTGGAACACCTTATATTGCTCCATCAGGAACACCAACAATCGTGGCTGACTACGCAAGCGGTTCATCGGTTGCGGTAGCAGGTGAGTACACAACCTATGTTTTGCGTTACCGAACATTTGCTCCAACGGCATTGTTTAATGGTCAAACAATGCGTGAACACAAATCGGTGGTTTTTATCGAAGAAACCGCAGGTGGTTTTGGTGCATTTGAAACAAAATTGGATTCAATCCTTGATGGGTCATACGCTACGGTAGCCGACTTCCTTGGATTCCCAACAGACTAAAAAATCAGAGTAAACTAGGGGGGGTAATTTAATCTCCCCTTTTATTTATCTTTCATGGCAGAAAAACAAGAAATAGAAGTAGTGTTGTTTGGGCACGAAACATCAAAAGATTTACGGATAGAATACCCTGAACTTGCTGACGATCCAGACTTCCAAGATTTAAACCCAAGCGAAGTTCGTTTGGTTTGGTTAATTGGAAACAGAACATCACCATTATTCAAAGACCATGATAAAATAGAAAAAGCAATTAAAACTGTTTACCCAAAGTATTTTCAAAAACCTGAATTACAAGAAATGTATGAAGGTAATTTACCTACTCGAATTGAAAAAGCAATAATTAGCATGGAGAAATACAACCCGTCACTTCGGCTTGAATCTTCTTTAATTCAAAGGTGGGCGATTGACAGATTAAAGTTTATTATTTCCATGAAAAGCGAAACAGAATTAAAAGACATGGAAATGGGCGAGATAAAGCAATATGCCGACATCGTTAAATCAATCGAAAAAGATTTACCCGCAATGGTTAAACGAGTGGAGGCTTCAAGTGGAATAAAAACCTATGAGCGTTCATCAAAAAAACGAGTATTGGTAAATATTAATGACGGAGTAACTAATTTCTAATGTGGAATAAACAAGGACAAAGACCAAATAGGCTTGATTCTGTAAAAGACGAGGCTTATCATGCTAAAATGGCTACATACTGCCTTGGATCAATGAATAACCCTACTTATTTGAGATACATTCAAAAATGCCTGATAAACTATTCTTTTTACGAAGGAGGTGATGGTCAATGGATTTTTGAAGAAGATACCGTAAACTTTTTCCTTGATGAATCAGGGGATTCAAGGCACAGAACAAAATGGGTTAAAAATATTATTAAACCGATGGTTCGGCAATTCATGGGTAACGCTATAAGGTTATCGTATGATGCCGAGGCACAATGTATTTCACCGTTCGTAATAAACAAACGAGAAATGGAACTCAAACGCATTAAAGGCTTTGAGCAAGTAAGTAAGCAGTTTCCGTTTTTTGAGGGTATTATAAAAGATAATTTACCTATTGGTGATACAGAAGAAGAAACCGAGGTAATTTTTGAAAACACTTTTGTTGAAGACTACGTTGAGGATATTAATAATTTAATGGAGTACATATCCACCGAAATAAAACTAACATCTGAAATAAAAGAAGAACTCACTCGAAGCCTTGCTTTGTATGGAATGGGAATTTACAAAGGAGGTGAGTTAAACCGAGATTACACAGGTGGAGTGGTTCTTCCTTTCTTTTTTGGGTGGGATATGTCAGCCATGAAGCGTGATTTACGTGATGCTGAATATCAATTTGATTGGGGTTATTATGATGCCCCAAGTATTTTTGAGAAATACCAAAACATCGAAAAATTACACATGGAATCTATTAAGAACTATGGAAATCTAAATGGAAGCCTAAATATTCACCGATTCATAAATAACGTTTATGTAAACACAGCAGGTAAAGTTCCTGTATATAATGTGTATTGGAAAGATATTGAGAAAAAAGAAGCTGGATGGGTAAAAGACGAGTATGGTTATCCGTACTTCTGCTACATTAATGACGGTCTTGGATATACCGACAAGGATTTAATTGAAGCCCCAACCGAGGATGAAAAAAAACGAATGAACGGTAAATTAAAAGAAACCGTTTATCATTCATTTACACGGTACGCTGTAATTATTCCAGGGGAAGAAATCGGAAGCAAGTCAGGTGATATTGTTTTAGAATACGGTCTTGTTCCTTATGGAGAAAAATACGTCCGAAAACCTTCCGAGTGCTACTTCCCATACAAGATCGGTACATGGGATTACGAAAGAGGTAATGTGCTTACTCCACTTGACGATGTAATTGATCCGCAACGATTTCACAACAGGATTATGTCCGTTGTGGAAAGCCACATTATCAATATGCGTGGAACAGGAACAGTGATTTCAGAAGATGCCATTAGTGATTCAGACGGAGAGGCAGAAACAATGCGTAAAATAAACGGATCAAAACCAATTACAGTTGACACATCAAGGGTTGGTTCTGTTCAAAATGCCGTTGGTACGTATGGAACAAATATTGGTCAAGGCACATATCAAATGTTTCAGGTTTTAGGGGAAATAGATAAAATGATTCAGGATGTGACAGGCGTAAATGATGCAATGACAGGAACACAAGGGGGTCAAGATGTATTGGTTGGTGTTTTGGATGCCCAAATACAGCGTGGGTCAATTGTTCAAGAGCCTTTTTATGCAGCATTAACATCAATATTAAACGGTGTGTTTCAGCAAATAGCAAGCGTAGGAAAAGAAATATACATCAATAATCCTCAAAAATTATCTATGATGGTTGGTGATAAAGGGTCTGTTTCAATCCGACTAACAGATGATCACGCACTCATGGATTACCGAATAGCTGTTAAGCGATCTGAAAGCCGTGAACAAGGAGTACAAGCAGGGAACGCATTGTTGTTTACCTTGCTTCAAGCCCAATTAATTGATTCTGTTCGCTTCTCAAACTTATTTGACAGAGCAAACACGACCATGATTGCCCGTGCCATGCGTGAATACCAAAGAGAGAAATTGCAAGCGCAATATGAGCTTGACAAAATTAACGCTCAACGAGTTCCGGAACAACAAGTTGCAATGGCTCAACAACAACAATCTATTATTGATGAATCTGCAAATCAAAGACAAGCACAAGTTGATGATAAATTGCTTACACATGAGTTGGATATGGAAAAAACTGCATTTATTGAGGATTCAAAAACAAGTCGTGACATCACATTAAAGCAAGGAAATAAAGCTTAAAAAAACACATTGTATTAAGATTTAACTTTGAAGAAAATTATTTAGTATGGCAGATGAAGTAAAACAGACCGTCACAGAAACGGAAGACGTTAGGGATAAAATCTTTGGCGCACCAGTAGTTGAACTTGAAAAAAAGGAAACCGAAGAAGAAGAGGAAGAAGAAATCGAGGATAATGAAGAAGAAGATGACAATGAGGAAGAAGAAATTGAAGACCTTTTTGGTGTAACAGTTAAGCCTGTAAAAAAGGAAAAAATTAAACTTGACTTCGATATTCCAACAGAATTAAACGAGGTTGTAAAAAAGAAATTTGGAGTTGAGGATATTCCTACTTTTTTAAGTTCAGCCGAAACATGGAGAGAGCAAGCGCAGGAAGGGGCAAAAATTAAAGAGCAGTATGAATCAATTATAGCTGATCTTAATTCTATGCCACCAAACCTTTCAATGGCGATTCAATCGTGGGTAAATGGTGAGGATTATGCAAAAGTATTAGACCAACAAAGACTGGATTTTAACGTAAGTTTTGAAAAACAAGACAAGACCGTTTTAGTACAGCACTATCTTTCAGAGGATTTTCAAGAGGAAAAAGAAAAGCTTGATAATGGCGATTCTACTCCTGAAGAATTTAAGAGAGCTATTGAATTACTAAGTAAATCAGCTAAAAAGTTGTTTGAAGGAGATAAACAAAGCATAGAGACACAGCGTGTTCAGTACGAATCTAAGCTTCGTGAAAACGAAAAAAAGCTTAAACAATCAAGTCTGGATTCCGTGAAGTCTTTACGACAACATTTTCCCTTGTTTAATAATTCTGAAGTGGATAAAATTCAGAATGTTTTATTAAACAAAGAAGTGGACGCTTTACTTTATAATCCTGACGGAACTTACAAAATTGACGCAGCTAAAAAAACAGCATTTATTATGTTCGGAGATAAAATGCTAGAGCAAATCAAAAAACAAGCTGAAAAAAAAGGGGAAGGGAAAGCCCGAAGAGAAGTCGTTGATAATTCTGATAGAACCATTAAGGCAAACGCTCAAAAGCAAGCTGAAAAAGGGAAAACAGATGAATTTGGTCAAAGAATCCAAATGGCTACAAACAAACCCGATAATCCGTTTGCATAATAATTTAAAATAACAACAAAATGGCAATTAGCAATGAAAAAGAAAATGTGAAAAACCAAGATTTTAATGCTCTTGGATCACAGTACGCAGCCGAATTTGGTCACGGCTCAACAGGTCTTCTTGAAAGAGAGTTAGACAATATGATTCTTGATACAGCACCAAAAATGTTCGCTGACCTCAAATTATTGAGTATGGTGAAATGGGGTACTTGTATTGGTGATGAACTTTCATGGAAAGAATCAGGCGAACAACGTGTGGAAATCACATCCAACGGAACGTCTGCAACGGTATCTTACCCGAACACTCAAACCTTTTCTGTTACCTCAATGGAAGGCGTGGCAAAAGATGTTTTGATTGCATATCCAAACGGGGCGGTTGGGAATATTACTGATTTCAACACAACAAGCCAAACCATTACTGTTTCACCACAAGTAAATGGCACGCTTCCTGCCGTGGTTTCAGGTGCAAGTTTTGCTAATATCGCACCAATTCAAGCTGATGGAAAAGAAGGCTTTGGTATTTATTTTTCAATGCAAACTATTGAAAGAACAGCGTATTTACAAATGGGGAGTATTGCCCGTGTGTATTCTGAAATGGTTATGCGTAAACACCAACAGTTAGGTACAACTAAAAATTTCCTTGCGATGGAGTATAGCAAAATGATGCTACACATCCAAACAAGTATCGCTAACACACTTTGGCTTGGTAAAAAAGGCGAGATCAAAACAGCAGAAGGTATTCCTGCAAAAACAACAGGTGGTGTCTTTGAGGCTATGCTTGATGCAGGGGCTACTAGTGCGAATGGTGTAACACCGTCCACTTTGGTAGATTCATTTGAAAGCGTTGTTTTTGCTTCCGAATACGGATCATTTAGTGGTACTCGTTTCTGTTTCGCAACATCGGAAAACATTCGTTTGTTGTCGAGAAAATACAAAGAGGAACTTACTCAATACAAACCAGACGATACAACAGCGATGTTGAATTTGAATGCTATTGATGTTGGGTCAAGTAAAATCGTCCTTGTTCCAAACAACAGATTCCGTCACGCAGCTTCGTTTCCAGCAATGTATTTGAAAACGTTTTTCATCCTTGATATTGGAAACATCAAGCCATTTAGAGCATGGGGAGATAGAACGGGTACAACTCTTTCATTGAAAGATGGCGTTCCTGTCCGAACAACTACGGAGTGGATCGATGTAAACTTCGGTTTTAAATTCGAGAACCCATTATCCAACGCTTATCTCCAAATGGCATAAGCACAAAAAAAATACAGGGGGTGTAAAAAGCCCCCTTATTATTAATTTTAAAATAAAATCAAAATGCCGATAAAAAAAAGACCACCAGTAAGAAAACAACAAGACCAAGTACAAGGTGAAAATAAAAATCTTGTTCATGGCAACGCACCAACCGAAGGTGACGCACCGATTATTGAAACAAATCAGAAGCCAGGTAAATCCGAATCTCAAGAATTAAAGGAATTGTTTTTAAGTTTTTCTGCTGAAATGAACGAGAAAATTGCATCCCTTAAAGAAGAAAACGAAGAATTAAGGGAGCAGAACAAAGAGAGGCATAAATCATCGTCTGAAGGAAAAGAAATCAATCCTGTGGAAGATTGGCAAGATACGCCTGTTTTGTTTTATTCATTCACCTACCAAAGATTTATTCCAGCGGATATTCGTAAAAACATTGAACACGTTGCGCCTCTTGGAATTATTGTGTTTAAACCAATTGTTCGTAGGCAACAAAACGGTAAGACGGTTTGTGTATCTGCTTTTTCAACGAACAGTAAAGCAGAAATTAAATTTCTTAAAAACCATAGCGACTTAGGTACATTGTTTTTTGAGGATATGGAATCGGCTAGAACGCTTGATTACAATAAGTCAATGCACTTGTTTAATGCTCAAACAACCGTTAAAACATTCTCTGATCAAATGGTTATATCACAATGTAAAGATTTGCATATCGAAATGGATAAGAGCATGGATATTAACCGATCAAACCTTGTAAGCCACATGGCTCAATCAAACATGACGGCTAGGGATTTTGCAAGCTCTGAAATTTCAAAAATGGTTTCAAATCCCATAACAGGGAATCCAACAATTCTTACTGAATCTTAAAAAGCAAATAAATGATTTCCGCTTTAGAACTCCGAAAACAATTAGCCTCTAAACTTGATGCAGAGGGAAGCGACCATTACAGGGATGATTTAGATTATATCCCTGCAATCAACCTTTCAATTAAATGGCTTACCGCTGTGGCTGGTGCTGCTTTTGGAGAAAACAAAATAAGTGAGGAATTTTTTAGAGACATATCATATTCGGGAGTTTTTCAAACAGACGAGAACTCCCGGATTTCTCTTTCCGTTTTTCCAAATGATGTCTGGACGGTGCTTGCGATTTATCCTGTACCTACGACAAAATCAATTTCATCTGCTCCAACTACACTATCAACACAAAGCTATTTTCGTTCTGATTTAGTCCATTTAAGCGCAGACAAGGATTGTATTCGTAAGGGCATAGAAGAATGGGCAAGAGCAAAAAACAATCCATTAGAAGCAGGATATAACGGTTCACAACTTTGTGACGACTTAAAAACTTATACTTATCTAAATCCATTCAATTACCGAAACACAAATATTGGCATTCATTCCAAAGAAATTGAGATCCGCCCTAAACCAACAGGAAATATCGCAACTGTGTTTTGGGCTAAAAAACCTACCAATATTATTGATATTACAACAGGCGAAATCGAGTTTCCTGAAAGTTGTTTTATGTTGTTGTTTGAAAAGGCTTTGAATTATATCTCATACAAAATTGGAGATCAGTCGACTATTAACTCCGTGTCAAATCAGGATATAGCGCAGTTGCTTAGTGTGATTTAGTTTTTTATTAGACGCGTTTTAGTATGTTAACAGGTTCTTTACCGGGTTTAATTAAAATCATATCAACAGCTTTTGCTGCATCAACTTCGGTTTTATATCTTTTTTGCGAATGGTTTGGGTAATTTATTTTCCAATATTCAATTTCATCTACGTGTTCGTGAATAACGTATTTGTATTTTGATTTACTATATTTTGGGCTTATTTTTGCCATACCTTAGTTTTAGTATCTTTATTTTTTAGTGTTAATTGGCGGAAAACAGTCACTAGTAATCTGTGGGTAGTACATGGAATAATAACCTCTTCTGTTTTTAAGAGCTATTCTTTTCGTAAATAAATCATTAAACTCGTCCTCGGTCAAGTCTTTTTTGCCTTCATAGAAAACGTAGTTCTTCCAAAAATAGTAAGGGTTTTTACATTTCTCAACTTCTTCCTGCCAATATTGAAGTGATTTCATTTTTTCAACCGATTCATCGGTATATGGTGGTTTATCGCTCATATCTCTTATTATTTAACCAACCTATCACTTCACAATACAGACATAGATTGCTTTACTTGTAACCAATCCTCTTTATTTAGTTGCAACGAAGCGGAATCTTTGTGATATAAAATAGTTGCATCAATATTTTTTAGAATCTCGTCAACCGCAACTAATCCACATATTTTTGCAGATTCAAACATTAGTGGTTCTTTTTGGAATTGCATTTTAATTACAATCTCTCTTGCTTTTTCTTCGTAATCAGTCATTTCGTTTATTTTATTATTTAGGAAACTCATATCCAAACCTACGCTGACCAAGAGTAAAAAAAACCCCTGATCCGCTTCCTTTCATGTATTCAAGTTTTTGACGAACAATTTGGTTAAATTCATCTTCGGTAAAATCAGGCTTATTCTCATACGAAACGTAGTGCTTCCAATAGTAATACATATCCTTACATTTTTCTATTTCATCTTCTGTTTGGGGTTCATCAAAAACAGCACTTACATTGATTAGGTTTGCGTATCTTTCATATTCCTTATCAAGAGCAACATCTATAGTTGACTTTAATTCACTAAAAGCGCCTTTATTTGATTCGCCAGAAATAAAAACTAATTCGCCATGCGTTTCAGTAAGTCGATTTATGTAGCTATAAAGACCTTTACCCATAAAGTAATTGTGGTTTTTTTTAGCGTCAGGCATGCGTGTTACTTCTTCTTTTTCTATTTTAAAGCCGTCCAATGGGTATTCCTTTTTAAATTCTGCCTCACTCATCGAGTTCATTAAACCCAAAACACCATTACCAAGCCCCGTCCTGCTTCCATACATACCCATTTCCTGTATGTCTTTTTTGGTTCTATGGTTCATTTTCAACCCCGTAATAGCAACAAAATCTGTTCCGTCTAAAAGGATTTCATTTTCCGCTTTAACCCTCGCTAATTCTAATTTTAGTTTTTGGTAACTTGATAGTTTTTTACTCATTGTTTTTCGGTTTATCTTTTTCAGCGCGGCAATCTAATATTGTGTTTACTGCAAAAACCCGTAATTCGTGGTTTGCTCTTTTATCGTTTGGATTTAATTTCTTATACCGCTCAATCAACTCATCCACCTCTCTATTGGAAATTTTATTCATTGTTGGGATTACCCCATCAAAAACATCATCATCACGCAGGGTAAATGCAGAGTCATACAGCTCCACGCTTTCCGAATCGATTTCCTCCAATTCATCTATTCGGCTTTTTAAAGCACGAATAACCTGTGCGGCCGCATAATCATTTACCCATTTCGGGTCAGGCAAAAAAGTCAGCACAACAGCTTCGTTTCTGTTTAAATCGTAAAGAATTCCCTCAACAGGTTGCTTGATAAATTCTGACAGATTCATAACCTGCAATCCCTCAATACCACTAAAAACGATATTGCCTTTTTTGTACTCACTTAAAATTTTCTTTTTCATTTCGTTTTAAATTTTTAAGAAATTTCACCGTCCCAATCGACTGAAATAAAAGGAAGTATTGTCAATTCCATTTGCTTCAATTTATCCTTTTTAGAAACTATTTCAGCCATAGCCATTTCTAAGGTTTCGTGTTCACTTTCCACGCCCGAAACATCTATTCGTTCCAATACATTTCTGTACAAGGTTTTTACTGAACCGTAGCCCTCTTGAATGGTTTTTTGTAAATGTTCAGGCGAAACCATTTCGTAAATTATATACTTCATCTCTTTAACTATTTTAACCCTACAAAACTACAAATTATTTCCATTCGCAAAACATTTAACTATAAAAAACACAATTCTTTTTTAAACTATCTTTGTCAAAAGCGCAGTAAATGACTTATTCATACGTAGCATACGACTTACAGAAGTCACTTAAAAAAACATTTGATGATGCCGATATTACGCTGATTCAGATAGTTTATTGGATTCAGGTAATAGCAAATCGACTTCGGGTTCAGCAATACGTACTGACGAAATCCGATTTATTCATAAGTACATTTCATCCGATACCCGTTTTGAAAGACGATAAAAACCGTAAATACATCGACTTACCTGTTCAGATAATGGACTTACCGAATAATGAGGGTGTTGCATACATTACCTATAATTTTGATACAAATTCATGTCATGGTGATGCGTTTGCTCAAACTTATTTTCAACCCGTAAACACAATGGAGGTTCAGTATTTATACTTAGATGAATACACCAAGCCAAGTCCACAAAACGGATATTTCAGACGAGTTGGTGATAAAGTAAATGGAGTTGCTGTTAATCGAATCTACCTACTTGGAATTGAATGTGTAGAAGTAACAGATGTTGAAATTGCTGTTCGGGCATCATTAGACCCACGAAATATTTGCAGTCTTGAAGATGAAATTCCAATCCCCGATGAACTTATTGATCAATTAATGAAAGAAGTTTTAAGCTTAGGACGATATGTCATGTTAATTCCTGACGAGCGACAAAATGACGGAACAGATGGCACGGTAAATCAAATGCCAAGTCAACCAAGATTCCAAAGACCACAACCAATTGAACCAACTAATACCGAAGAATAATGAACGCATCAGATTTTGTAAGTTGTAATCATGTTATTGCCGAAGTTGTTTCAATTGTGGACGACAAAGCATTCCGTAATGGATTCGCTAAAGGGTGGTATGTTTCTCGTGTTCAAGATGCAATGCAAGAACTTGCTATGGACACGTTTTTTCAGAAGATTCAAAAAGATTGCGAGTTTCCTGATTCATGCCAACTTCCTATGCCTGAAAACGTGTTTAATCCTCGTGAAATATACTTGTATAGCGGAACTCTTTGTAATCCAACAACAACTCAAAATGTTTATTACAAAAGGCTATTCAATAACAACTATGAGGGTGACGGATATACGGCAAAAATAAAGGATGATCAATCAAATCCAGGAGATTTATTTGTGCCTAATCATATTGGTATTTCAGGAGAAACAAAATATTACGCCAATGTACAAAATGGAGTAATCATGTTTAGCCGTGAATGCTTGGCTTATAAATATGTTCGGATAATTTTTAATGGCTTCGGAACTCCTGTTGGTGATATTCCAATTATTCCAAAATTCTTTGAGCAACCCGTAAAAGATTGGGTTAAAATGAAGTTCTACGAAGCGATGAAAGGTCGTCAACCACGTAAGTATAGAAGTTTATGGGCAGATGCTCAAAACGACTTGTACAATAACCAAAGAGGTTCATGGAACAAAGCTAGAAACCGAGTTAAAAAAATGAACAATTTTGAGCGTGAGAGTATGGATGAATATGTTAGTAATGTGTACGCTAAGTAGGGATATTGTTTCGTGTTTTAAGTATTGAATATTCACACTAACGTCGCCAAGTTGCAAAACGTTATGCAACAGTTTCAGAAGCACACTGCAAAGAATGAAATAATCCTTTTTCAAGAGCTTCTTCGTAAGATTTTAATTCTTGTAAATACCATTCGTTATTAATCATTTCTGAATCTAACCATAAATCTCCATCTTGGCATTCTCCACTATTAGCAAACTCAATATCTTTATCGGAAGGAAGTTTATGTAAAACATATTTCCAAAATCCTCTTTCATAAATTATTTGAACGTGAATTTTATGTTTTTCACGAAGCCATTTTTGTAAGTTGTTTTTAGTAATTATTGTACAATATCCATCGTATAAGTTCCAATTTTCACAACTATCATCATAATCAGGTTGCCCCTCTTCTTGTTCTTTGAAATAATTTGATTCTAAATCAAGTCCTTTTTTTTTTGCTAATAAAGCAGTTTTGTAATCAATAGGTTCTTCCATCTTGTGTCGTTGTTAAAAACCGTTGCAAAACGTTAGGCGCAAGGCTACGGAACTACTCCTTATGACCTCTACCACTCCACCCTTCTCCATTTGCAACTACTCTCCCAGATAGGTCAACATACATTGAACCTTCTTTTATTTGCTCGCCATTTACCCTAATAGTTGCTGCACCATCAATAAAAACATTGTGAGCCATTAAGTAAGCGTAAATCGCAGTTGCAACTTCATTACCTGTTAAATCAATCTGAACACCTGTTCCGTATTCTGTTTTTCCTTTTCCAAATGATATATTCATCGTTTTTAAATTAAATTTAGTGCTGATAATCCACCCAACACATAATAGCGCATAAAAATTTTCTGTAAAACTACATAATTATTTCTAATCACCAAACAATTAACCCAAAATAACACGCATTATTTTTAAGTAATTTTGTTTCAAATCATTATCCATGAGTAGAAAGCATCATAAAATAGACCAAAAAACATACGAGAAAGGTGTTTTCTCTGACATGAATAAGGAAATACTTGGCAGTCAAACAGGGGTTCATGTAGATGCTTTGAATATGCGATCTATGCCAATGGACGGAAATAACCTCGCTAAAAAGAAAATCAAAGGCGAAGTAAGTAAACATCCGAACATTAATAACAGATGCTCTATATCGCCACCATACATCGCTTTAAGTGAAACGTATGAATGTATGCTGACCTTAGAAATTCAGCAACACATAATCGAAATTTGGGCAAGCACATCGCCTGAAACAAATCCACCGCTTATCCGAGTTGATGGAAAAATTGTTTTAATGAGCGCAGATTTTCCAATTGACATAGAACACCCATTACAGTACGATAAAAACGAAAATTGTAATGGAGGGGAGTTTTACATCACAAACAACAATACCGAGCCAATTGTTTTATCGCTGAAAGACTTAATGCTTAATTCTGCAATGACTTATGGAACAGAAGTAGGCGAATGTACTATAAAATATTTTGAAGGCTTTATGTTGGATGAATACACAATTAATGTTTTTTCATCTATTTACAAGCCACGATTCATAAAACAAACAGATGATACAGTTGGTTTTGATGCTATAATCGGTGTAGCTGGACTTGCTATTGGGTATTATTCATATTCCTATCGATATGCAACAAAAGACGGTGATAGAACTATATTTTCACCAATCACAGAGCAAATACCTGTTACACGAAGCAACTCAACGCAATTTTCACCTGTATTCCCGAATTTAAGAACATTTGGAGGCGACCCAAATTTAACATCTCCAAGTAATTATGGGAATCACATACGATTGAGGTATGAAAACTTTACCAACTTTGATTTTATTGAGGTAAGGCGGGATTCATGGTACAATGGTGATGGAATTGGAAGCGAACCTATATCTGAAATTATAGGGTCAATTGACATAGATCAAGGTATTGGAATACTTAATGTTCTTGATCGATGCTCACCAACCGAAGCGCAAGAGATTTTACTTCTCGAAGAAGTGGCAGACCAATTTTCTGTTATCAATAATGCTAAATCAATCAGATATTATAATGAAACATTGTATCTTGCTAATATTACATACGAATCCAAAAACGTTGATAATTTAGTTGAATTTGTCGATGAACCAAACTTGGTTTTTCCGACTATTCAAAAAATCGGGCTTCAAGGGCATAAACACATTTATAATGCAACGTACCACAAATCAGAAATGAGAGGTGAAAAAAAAGGATTTGCCTTAGTTGTTTACGATAAGGCAGGAAATATGTCATTCGCAAAATCTATAACAGGAGCAGAAAATTTTCAATTTCCAAACAGAAGAGATTTAGTTTCAGCAGAAACAAAAGGAACTTCTTATTTTGGGCTTGTAACAGCAGCCTCTACGGAGATAGGAACAGTAGATGAAACACATGAAATTTTTGATCATGTAAACGCAGTTGCAAAAGGTGGGGATATGAAGTATAATATTTTAAATGCAGGAGGTGGAGACCCTGGATATTTTGCATTAAACCCTACTTCATCATCCGATACTGTGGGCGATTTTGTTCGTCCAAACACCTCTGTTTATCAAAGAAAACAATTTAATGCGTTTGACAGCAATTACGATCCTCAATGTTTTGGATTAAACAGCTACTCAATGGGTGTTGCTTTTAAAGGTATTACAAACGTTCCTAGTTGGGTAAGTGGATTTAGTGTTGTTCAAACCGAACCCGCTGGTCGTGTTGTTGGTCAAGGACTTGGTTTTTATAATTTAATTAGTGCTGGCAATGGTATTGGTGATAACGCAGGAAAACAAGTTGATAGCATTATTATTTATTTCCCAGACCTTGATGAAAATACAGGTATAAACACGTCTGTTGTTGAAGAACTTTTAGACCCTACAATAGCATCAACAAGCTATGAAATTCAATTGGTTTCACCTCTTGGATTTTTTACAGAAGTATATTCGTTTTTAAACGGAGGTCTCGCATTAGATGATTCGCAGAAAAAAGGAGTTGACATGGTTGCTTATTGCAGGATTCTTTATGATGCAGGATTAATAAACCCAACAGAATCAGATGTTGGAAATGGCGGAAATGTTGATTTCGGAACATGGAGGGGAGGAAGTCAAAACACATCGTTATTTGGTGGTGTTGACGGAGGAAATGTATCAATACCAATAGTTAGTATAACGGAAATAGTAACAGAATCAGGGAACGGAAAATATTTTTCCATCAACTTAGGCGTGAGTATTTACACCGAAGCTTATACGGGTGGCGCAAAGGATTCAGAAGATGCAGCAACAAAAAGATGGCATGAGCCTGTTTATGCGGTTAATCTTATTCGTAAAAACGCAGATATAATTAATAACATTACAACGCAATATAAGTATGGTGGCGACTTTACAAAAATAAAATCACTCATAGGTGTTGGTACTGGATTTTCTTTAGGATTACCATTGGTTTCTGAAAGATGGGAAGATTGTATTCAATCTATATCAGGAGAGGTTAATAATGACTATTCTGCTCTCGAAAGATTTGTGTCAATTCGTGACAACCTTGGGATTGAAAGATTGTGGTTAAATGTAACGAAAAAAACAAACGCAAACATAATTACCATTTTAACTGATATTGAAAATAATGGGTTTTTTATCACCACAGATGCTTCAGGTAGTTATAATATTTATGGGGTTTATAAATCAATTCAAACAGTAGAAGATTTAAACCCGTTGTTTACTTTGATTTTTGAAGATTTAATTCTTGGTGCGTTTTCTATAAACTCAATGATCCCACAATTAAACAATGAAGTCTATGTGAAGTATGATAACCGAATACCTGTTAGGGTTTTTGGTGGGGAGACGTGGATAAATGAATCTGTATGGACTGTCAAAGATAATGTATATGATACTTTTGGAGACCCTGAAGCTGGAAGTGATTTCAGAATTGATATTCCGTTTCCATATCAAGGGTATGAGTTGTCTAATGATATGCGAATAATTAGGGATTGTAACGGCATCGATAAGATACAAACAAATAAAAGCTTCTCCTTTGATCCTGATGGGTTTTCACCTGCCCAAATAAGACAATTAATGCTGATGTGGACGGCAGAAACAAGAATAAACTTAAGTTTTGGTTTCAATGATGAAAGTACGCTTGCTAATATAGATCAATTCTTTCCGTTAAAAAATTACGTTCCTCGTCCTTATAAATGGAGCGCAGGAAACGAAGATGATGCCCCTGCTTTTATTTCAAGTAATAATTTGTATAGTCAGTATTTTGATGATTATGGGTATGAATGGAATCTTTGGATTTATGGAGGATTTAGATTTCGTCCACAAACAAATATTGACTATTCAAAATCACAAACAACATTACTTATCACATCAGTACCTACCGTTGGGTTTATCGAGCAAACTGATTTTTGTACTCGTATTGCATTTAGCTTACGCAGACCAATTAACGCACAAAACACACCAACAGTTCGTACTTTTCCAGCAAATAATATTTTTGATATTTCAGACGATACAGGAGAAATTAAGTTTTTATGGTCTGCACTTTCATCCGACAAAGGAAATAATCTTTATGCCATAACTGATAGTGGAATATGCTTATTAATGATAGATAAGCGTGTGATAAGTGAAATAAACGCTAATGAACTCGCAACGGTTGGCTCGGATATTGGCGGTATTTTAAATCAATATTGGATAGACAAAAATGTAGGCATGAGTGATGAAATGTGGCGTTCATGGGCTGAATATTCAAGCACTTTGTTTTTTGCTAATCGTCAAGGTATATTTATGTTTTCCGATAACTCCGTAAAAGATGTTTCAGATACAGGGTTTAAGGAAATGTTTATCGAAAGAATATTACCTTATATTCAAGATGGGTATGGAAGTAAAATGTGTGGTGCTTTTAATTTAAAAAACAAGGAGTACATTTTAAACCTTGATAAATCAGCTATACCGACTAATACACAAGGATATTCTTTAATTCCACAGTCAATTATCTATGGGATTACTCAAAGCTTTTTGCAATGCCGAAGCTCATACGACTATGATAAGTATTTGCAGATCGATAATAAATTGTATGGAATGAAAAACCTTGTTACATACGAACTTGGTATCGGAAATCTACTTTCAGGCGAACCGATTGTATCAGAATTAACGGGTATTAGTGATGCAGAGATTTATTTTGATAAAGAGTTTGTTCGGATTCGTGTAAACAGTAATTCTAAGCCCGAACAGATTGAGTTTTTTGATTCATACGAACAATATTTAACAAGCGTTCCATCATCAATTGTTGATAGCGTTGCTCTTGAATATGCCATTAAAGACTACTTCGGGTATGAATGTTATGTACCAAGAAAAGCACTTTCTCCATTCAATAGACAACAGGGTAGGGTAGTTCTATTTAACATAATAAGTTCGGAGGATGAAGGTTTTTTGGTTTCCAGTACAGGGGTTCAGTATAAGAATTTGAAGTAAAAAAGTTTTCTAAGCACTAAACAAATCTGATCAAAAATATTACTTTAATATTTATTAGTACCTTTGAATCAAATTACAAAATCATGGCAGACGGAGTAGGAATGGCAGCGGCATCAGGCGCAGGAGCAGGAGCAGTAAAAGGGGCGAGTATAGGCGCAGTATTAGGTTCGGTTGTTCCTGGCGTTGGAAATGTTGTTGGTGGTGCGGTTGGAGCGACAGCGGGTGCGATTATCGGGGGTATTAATTCGGGTGCAAAACGAAACCAAGCTAATAAAGCTATGGATGCGATTCAACAAGAAGACCCCGAAGAAAGAGCGTTACAAAGATTTTTTGCTCGAAGAAAACGAGCTTACATGACAGGAACAGCGGACAATCTTGATCGAGCAGGATTAAGACAAGGTTTTAAAGGTGGGATTACGAACGCCTTTAAATACGGAGCAACTGTTCGTGGATTGAATCAACTTTCTCAAATGTACCAACAAGGAGTTTCAGGATTAAATGCACAAGGTATTCAGGGTGCATTACAGTATGGATCACAAGAAACGGCATTAACAACCGACATAGCACAACGCAGACTTGAAGTATCACTACTTAGGTTTAGTCAAAAATCAGCCGAGGCAGCACAACAAACCACCGAAGACAAGCAAAACACAGGTGTTGGATTGATGAAAGTTTTTGATGAAATGGGAAAATCAGGCGCAACCATGAAAGCGCCTTCTGCCCCAACCACAACATCAAGTACATCAGATACAGGATTAAAACAAGTAATGACACCAAGTGGCGATCCGTTTTTAGGAAGTGGTGGAACAAACACATATAGTTTTTAAAGAAAAGGTATGGCTAATAATAGCAAAATGAAAGGTTTGTTGGATGCTATTTCTAAGCCAACAACGTTCAATCAAAATCAATTTACTCCCGATGTAACCGAGTTTACACAGACAGATGATGGATTAGTAAATCCGCAACATCATCTTATTGAGAGTACGATAGGACAAGCTAAAACGCCTGATGAAGTTCAACAAGTAATTCAAGGCGCACAAACGCTTGGCGACCTCACAAATACAGCCAAAGACCAAATCAAACAAGAAAGAACTATTCTTAAAGCAGGTGCTTTTTCAAATTTAAACCTCACACCCACCAACCAAGGGCAACCACAGTTTACCACAGACCAATTAGATATGGGATTGCAAAACACGATGATGCAATATCCACCCGAACAACGACAAAGAATTATTGATGCCTTTACGCAACAACAGTTGGATGAAAAAAGAAGCGCATCAGAACCAGCAATCGAAGCTCTAGGTGTTCAGCAATACTTTCCCTCACTTGGAAACGATAATATTCGAGTAGGTGGTTATTCAGGTAAAAAGATAGGTAATGTAGATATTTTTGTTGCTAAAGGCGGTCAACTTCCTTTTGGATTACGTGATGCACGTAAAAGAGCTGTTCAAGCAGCAGCTAAAGAAAAAGCTGCAATTGCTCAAAAAGTATCACAATTAAATATTGATACAGCACCACAATACCAAGCACAATTAAGTGATATGGTTATGGGTGTTGGTGATTACTATTTAAAAGCTGCAAATTACGACTATTCCGAATTAGCTAACGGCAAATCTGAATTGAGCCGTGAATACTTTAAATCCGTAACAAAACTACAAAACCAAGCAAAGGAAATTACATACGTTGATACGATTGCTCAAAAACTTCAAAAAGACCTCATGGACGGTAGAAAACTTCCATCTGAATCAATCACATTGCTAAGTGAGTGGCAAACAGGAAAATTGAATTTGGAGGACTTTTTAAAAGAGGGCGGTAAATTTCCACAGATTGCTGAAAAAATGAAGTCTTACGATAACATTACTAAAAGAAGTGATGAATTAGCAGATCAAATAAAAGAAACAGGGTTAACCATTCGTCCGCTTAACCCAAATAAAATGACCACCGACTCAAACTATATAACCAACGCTAATAAAGCCTTTAAATATAGCAAGGGATCAGGGTATGATAAATATATGTCTGTAATGGCTACTTATTTTGATACCGAAGATTTGAAGAAGTTAGTTGATAACGAATGGGAAAATAATAATTTTTACCGTGGATATTCTGACAAAGAAAACGATGAAATGAAAGCGCAATTTGCTGAATTATTAGTTTCAAAAATTGGATCAAAAGTAGAGGTAAAACAAGATACGGTTGCTAATGATGATTTGGAACGTGCTAAATTTGGATGGGAGAAATTCAAAGATGAAAGGGATTCAAAACAGTTCTATAATACAGTAAACGAAGCATCAACAGAAGCATCGAGTAGCGCAGTTGAACGCATCAAGTCAATAGGTACAAGCGCAACAACCGAACAAAAAACTAAAATTATTCGAGAAGAATATTCAAAACGAGGACTTACACCTCGCACAGATAGAAACGGGAAACCTGTACTTGGATTTGAAACATACGACTTAAATAAAGTCACAGGCAAGCCGTCCGATCAAACAAGAATAATGGGCGGTGATTCAAGAACCGCATTCGTTTATGTTGTTGGTAAAAATGGAACTAAAAAATCTGTACCGCTTAACTATTTATCGGAACACTACAATGAATTAAAAAAAGAAGATGGTACAAGCTTTACTAAGCAAGACCGTGACGATGCTACACAAATTTTGAACAATCAAAACATTTCTATTTACATGGAGGATAGATATGGTTATGATGCCAAACTTGACACAGATAAAAACGTATATACACCAATAGACAGGGCTAATCTTAATGGTAATAGTTCGGTTCATAACATGGTTGGAACTTCGGGAAGCGTGTTCTTTGACCAAGGGGTTAAAGAAAAAGGAACAGATGCAACAAAACAAAGAAAATCCTCATTCAAAGTTCATTTAATCACCGATAATTCAAGCGAAGTAGGTCAATCAATACTTGGTGTTGGTGAAGAATCAAAAACAAATCAATTAAATAAAGTTCCTGAATAGTTTGGTAATTAGAAATTAATTTGTATGTTTGCAATGTATTTGTTTTTATGATTTAATTTTTTTAAATTAATAAAAATTGTTAGGTAAAAAAGTCCGATCTTGCATGAGGTCGGATTTTTCTTTTAATTTCTAAACTTAATAGTTTTGTATCTTTACACTAAAAATTTACAAGCATGGCAAAGTTACAGGTTATGGAAACCCAAACAGCAGGAGAAGGGCAAACACTACAACAACAAGATACCACGGTACAAGCACCTCTACCAATAAACATAACACCTGCTTCGGAAGCACCAATTGACACAACTCAAACACCACCTATTGTTGCTACTGTTCCAACGGAGCAAGAGGCAGCAAGAACCGAATTACCACCAATTCCACAAGCGATTCCGCAGACGGTTGACCCTGATAGTATCGCAGGTGATATACAGTCAATTTCTGACATTAACGTAGAAAGTGATCCACAACAAGCAATAGAAAACCCGATAGATGATCAAGAAGATGATTTTTCGATTCCTGCTTCTTCGGTTTTAGGTAATCCGTCCGAGATTGAAGATAGCTTTTCTATGCCCGCTGAATCTGTTATAGGGAGCGCATCAAATCCAATAAACACAACCACTACAAAACCTATAATTCAACCTAAAAAAATTGAGCAAAAATTACCAAGCATAGAAAAAAAGATTTATTCATATCCTGATAAGCCTGAAAACGAATACAGAATTACAAATGGCGTTTGGCAGAAAAAGAAAAAAGGAATAGATAGTGAATGGTTTAGTGTTGAAAATCAAGGATCGGTTGATGCACTAAACAAACTTCACAAAACACAAGCAAAGCCATTTAACGGCAGTTATTCCTATACAGATGAAAATGGTAAGCAAAATAAATATGAGTACCGTAGAACAAATGATTTATGGGAAAAACGAGAAAAAGGAAATGATGAATCATTTTATCCAGTAACAAATATTGGTTCAATTTCTGCCCTTGACCGACAATGGGGAACAAAAACCAAAAAACCAACAGATGAAACGGCTAAAAATATAACCACTTCGGCAAAAATATTGACTCAATCAGGGCTTGGTGTTCCAACACGAGGTTTTGCACAAGCGCAAAGCTTTTATTCAGACGGTACACCTGTAATTGATCGCAGTAATGTGGCTCAAACTTTATTTTCTACCCCAAGACAAAAAGGGCTTGAAATTGAACTACCTGATTCAGGTACTGATAAATTTTACTTTGAACAAAGGTTAGGTGAAGTAGATCAAGCTAGACAACTACAACTTAATTCAGCACGAACACCCCAACAAATAAAACAAGTAAACGACACTTTTGACAAGGAGCAAAATAAGATTCTAGGTTATCAAAACTCAATTGGAAAAAACACAATTGAATTTCCTGTACCAACAAAAGAAACGCCCAAACAAAAGTTTGATGAAGCAATGGAAAAATCACTTGGATTTCATGTTTCTCAAAAAGGAAAAGACCCAATAACTCTTGAATATGAAAAACAACAAGCAACAAAAGAACTATCTAAATTAATCAATGAAACTGATTACGTTTCTACATTTCTTCCTGAAGCTAAAAATTTTACTGAAAAGAATTTAGGGGAGTGGTTTAAATCCGAGGGGGTAATTTTAAGCCCTGATCAACAGGGTCAACTTGGAGATTATCAATCCGAAGTGAAATCCTTGCTTAAAGACCCTATTACAAATAAAAAAAGGATTACTGAAAAAATTGATGAAAGCAAAAAATTTATTGAAAAATCCCAACGGATCAACAATAATATAAACGAAGCCAATGGAAAAGGAATTAGTTTAGATGAATTAATGGTTGAACACAAAACAAGATCAATCAACTCTAAAATTGCAAAGGGAAGTTCATCTAATGCAACAGATAATTTTGAGCAAGTAAAACAGAAGTTTGACATCCAACTTTCGATGTATAATTTCATGAAGGAATACATTGATAGGGGTAAAATCAAGGTTGGCGAAAACGGACAAGTTGAAATAAACATTACTGACCCAAAAGAATTGAAGTTTGTAAACACGAAATTAGCAGGTTTTCAAGGTCAAATACAAGCACTTGAAGAATCGACTTACAATAGTGTAAATGACGAAGTTATTGGGGTTGAAGATAAGATTCGTAGATATAACACCACTATTAACAGGATGAAAGAACGTGTTGATAATATGGAGTACGATATATCAAAAGGCGAAAGTATTTTAGATGTTTTCAACCTTACACCACAAATAAAAGAAGCAGAAAACAAGCGTGATTATTTGGTTTCCGAAAGAGATAAATTAAAAGGAAACTCACGAAATTTCTTTCTTACCGAACCACAAGAAACAGCGAAAACCGTTTCTGAATTTTCCACACCAACTACAAAAGCTATTTGGCGAAGTATTCCAAAAAATCTTACTCCAAAACAGCAGTTTGATATGTTTTATACTGAACTTGAAAAAGACACTAAAGAATTTGGAAAAGCAAATGGAGTTGATGAAAGTATTCTTGATAAATACGGTCAGCGTGTGCGTGATGCGTTCGATATTGAAGCATTAGGATTGTCGCTTTCAAAGGAAGAAAAAGAGTATTTCAAACGGGTAAAAACACTCCATTCACTTCAATCATTGTACTATAATAATGACCTTGGATTTACAAAGGAAAGCGGTGGTTTTTGGGAATCATTTACTAATGGACTAGCTAAAGGACTAAAACCAAGTACATCAGAAGCAGAGGGATATTTAAGCCAAACGGAAGCTGCAAAAGTTATCAAACAAACAATCGAAAGTGAGGGTTTTGATAAAGCAGATGTAGTGGCAGCAACTAAGTTAAACGACCTCAAAAAACGTGGTGAAACTTCATGGGCATCATTGGAGGGATTCGGAGAAATGACAGGACAAACCGCAGCAATCGTAGGTCAAATTGTTGTTTCCGCACCTGCACTTGGCGCACCAATGGGATTACTCAAAGGAGGTGTTAGGCTTGTTGGATTGATTGACAAAGCACAAGACACACAGAAAATCATTAAAGGAATCGAAACCACTACAAAAGCATTTGACGATTACCTTTTCAATTCTACCAAAACGGGTAGATTCATTAAGCAACCGATTGAGCAAGGTTTACAATTTGAAATCGCAGGAGAAGTATTTAATGACCCGAATAATGAACTTCAATTCTTACAGGGTTTTGTTGGCACACTTGGGGCAAACTCACTTATCAAATTGTATGGAACTACAAAAAAAGCACTTGGACTTACTCAATCTATTTTTGGAGAAAGCACACCAAAAGCCGTTTCTGTTTTTCAGCAAATTGTTGCTCGTGGGTCAGGTGAAGTTACCGAAGAAAGCTTACAGGAACTCACTTCAATCTATAACGATGAATTACGTACCCGTGGATTTTGGGATGAAGTAGGTGAGAGATATGGAAACATGGATAATGTAATGCAACTTGTGGTTTCATCGTTCATTATGGGTGGTGCGTTCGGACTTGCTACACCACAATCGTCACAGGATATTTACGATGATTTACCGAAAGAAAAACAAGCCGTTGTGGATAATGTAGTTCAAGAGGTAATGGACGATGTTATGGATGCTAATATTGAAGCTGATGAAGTTGCAAAAGATGTGTCTGAAAAAATAATCATTCAGGAAGAAATTAATAAAACTGCCACAAAAGTAGGTTCAGAAGTCGGCGGTAAAAGTAAGACCGAAAAAGTTGAACCTATCGGAAAACCCGAACAGTTGGATGAAAAACAAACAATAATTGAAAATGGAAAAACAGAAAACAAAGGAGCAAGTGATCTTGGAGATAGCGGCTCAAATCAAGAAGCAAAGGGAAAAAGAATTGCAATTGAGCAAATAAAAAATCCCACAGCCAAAGAAGCGGTACAGAAAGATGTGTTTACTCCTGAAGAAAAAACTATGCAGTATTTCATCGGAGGGGGTAAAATTAATTCGTCTGTAATTGAATCTATTTATGGGAACAAAAAGGATAAACCAACTAAAGGTGAAATTCATTCCCGAATTGGGTTAATGAACAATAAGTCAGGTCAAACAATTGAGGGGCTTGCTGATTTATTATGGAATCAAAATAAAGATGCCTTACCTCAATTTGATAGTACTGATTATCGAAACGCAATTGAATCCGTTGTAAGCCAAAATTTAGGCACAAGGTCAATGATAGATTCGGTTTCTAAGCAAGTGAGCGAGGAAGATTACTATGTTCAAAAATATGGTGAAATTGGAGAATTACAGCCTGAATTTATTGATGAAGCAGAAACCTTTTTCGATGCGTTATCCGATGAAGAAAAACAGTCTTATTTTGACCAAGAGCAAATTTCAGAAGAAGCCTTTATCGGTCAGTATGAAAGGGCTGATGCGGTTGAAGAAAAATCAGTTGTTAAGGATTCCTTGATAACTGAATCAACTGATGCAAAAAACACAACAATTAAACAAAACACTAAATTCACCGAAGTAAAATCACTCATTGAAAAAATCCCTGCCGAATTTAAAGGTGACGAGGATATTACGCAGTTCACGGTAAATCAGCAAACAGGAAAACCAATAGCCACCGAGTTAAAAGAATTATTCGATAAAGGCGAAATTACCGAGGACGAATACTTGGCTGAAAAATACAACTTGGATTCAGCTAAACAAAGATATACCACCGCAGGACAGGTAAAACTTCGTGAGGTAGAAGCTAAATCGAAAGGTGAATCCGTAAAAACCACAAAGCCACAAATAGACCTTGAAGAAGTTGTTTCAGAGCCTTACGGTTGGGAGGATGATTCTGATGTTTATATGAATCCGCAGTCAACGCAAAGACGAGGTGAAGCACCAAGGTTTATGAATAAAGTTCAGGAATTACTTGGAGAAAACTTTAAAAATATTGACGTTCAAACCGATAGAGGCGCATTCGTTTCCAATGCAAAACGACTTGGTAAAGACCCAAAAATAGCAGCTTTTGTTGATAGTAAAACAGGAACGATTTACCTTAATCCTGACAAAGCAAATGAGAATACAGCAATTGAGGAATATGCTCATATTTGGATGGATTTAGCCGAACAAGTGGATTCAAGTATTCTCGAAAAAGGAAAATCATTAATTGAAAATTCCGAGGCAGGGAAAGCGTACATTGATGAAGTGATGAACGACAAGGGGTATTCCGATATCCACAGTAATAAAACCGCAGTACAAAAAGAAGCGTTGGCTAAAATGATCTCCGATAGAGGCTACAAAATAGTAAACGATAAAAACGACAAACCATTGCGTACTTGGTTAAAAGATTTTTGGAGAGCAATCGCTAAAAAACTTGGATTGGTAAGCGGTAAAATAAATACCAACACCGATACGCTTGAACAATACGTTGATAAAATTGCTCGTGAATTGCTTAATGGAAAATCAGTCAGTAATATGACAAAAGAGCAATTTGCACAGATTTACGATAAAACAAAAACTCCACAATTAAAAATTGAACAGGGTATTTTAAGCGAATTAGGTAATGCCGATAAATTGAGGATTTGGTTTAGAGATAAATTGATCCCACTTAGCCGAGGGGCAAATAAAGCTATTGTTGAGCAAGTCCAAAAAACACAAGGATTAGTTTCTAAGGTGAATAAAAAAGGTGAGTTTATATTGAAAGACCTCAAAAAAGGCTTGGATAATTATCTTAATGCGATTGGTGATACTTCAATAGAAACACGTAAGGCAACACTTGAAAACGTACAAAAAGCATTAACAGATGTTAAATTTAGATCCGAGTTTTTTGCCGATCCGAACGTAGAAGAGTATTTGCAGAATCCCATTCAAAATATGCGAAACATGGTTACAAGTCTTTCAAGATTATTGAGGGCTTCGGGTATTGTTTCAAAGGATTCTGATTTGATAGTTACCATGACGGCAAACATGGATATTTACCTTAATAAAAGCTACAAAGCCCGAACAGTAGGTGGATATGATTGGAAGAAATCATTGACCCCGCAGCAAGTTGAAATGGCTTACGATTGGGTGAATAAAAAAGTAAATGTAGCAAGGTCGGTTAAATACAAAAAAAGCAAGGAAGGAAGTAAAAACGTATATGAAATATCATTTTTAAGTCCGTTAGGTGTAGAATCCCAAACACTCAAATTTGATGGTAAAAAGGAAATGCAAAACTACATTGACCAATTAACTTATGTCGGTCTTGATAGCCCTGTAATTGAGAGGGTAGATACAATATTTAGTGATTCAGAGGGTACGCATGCATTCGGTAATAATATTTCAATGCAGAGTGCAGGGGTAAATCTTCCTGTAATGACTACCGAACAAATAAATGCGTTTCTCGATGAAATGACTTCGGTTGAAGAAGAAAAAACAACGGATTTATACACTAAAAACGGTCTTACGAAAACACAAGCGAGTGCTTTTATGAAAAAGACTGAAATGGATGCTGAATACGATATGATCATGGGCGCAGTAACCGACCCAATGATTAACTTCGCAAAAACCATTGTGAAACAGGCTGATATTTTATACAAAACACAGCTTGAAAAAACAATACTCAAAGATGCGCCACACTTATTTAGTGGTACGCAAACCGCTACAAATTCGATAAAGATTCCAAAAAGTCAATCGTTGAATTTAGGTGAAAAATGGACTACTCCAGAATTTTACAATTTTATGTTTGCAGCCGGACAACGCAGATTTTTCAGTTCAGCACACAAAGGATTAGGAGAAACCGATAAACTTCCATTCGGAATTGAAATGCTGAATAATAAACAAGGCAACGCTTTACTTTCTGCCTTGACTTTCTTATCAGCAGCAACTAAGAAAAATCTTACCGTTCGATCCCCTAGTTCAAATGCAAGAAACGTTTTAGGTGCTTTTGAGGCAATGATAAAAATGGGTGAATTTCCGAGTTTCAATGCGAAAAAAGGCGTAAAAACAGCAGGTGCTTTGCGCGAGGATTTCGATATGGGATTCACAGGTAAAAAGATATTTGGTAGAAAATTTGTACCAAAAACAGATGCGGTAGCGGGGTATATGTACAATGCCGTTACAACACTTGTTACGTCTTTTGCTGAAATGACCGCAAACAATAAAACAGCAAACAGAAAATTGATACAAGAACTCGTACAACAACGTATTTTAAACACTTCCCTTGATGCGAATCTTATCAATGATATGTCAAAGGTTTATACTAAAGAGGGTGAAATAGACAAAGCATTCGTTGACGGGGTAATGAACTCGATCAATCAGCGGTACAAAAAGTTCTCTGATTCTGAAAATAAATCCTACCAGTTCTCTGATAATATTCCAAAGGCATTAGCTTATTTGTCACTTAAAAACAAGTATGCCCAAACCTACGGAAACTTATTTCGTAAGCAAGGAATGAGCGAAACAATGGTTCAGCAGAAAATTAAAGAAATGGCAAGTAGTGCAGTAAGAAACCAAATGCCAAACTACGAAATGACACCTGAATTAGTCCGTGAAATTTCAAAAAACCCATTCATCGGAACGTTTGTTATGTTTGGTTTTTCATCTATGCGGAATGATGTTCAGATTTTAAAAAATATCGGTGAACTGATTCGAGATAAAAAAGAAATGAAATCGGCAGGGCTTGATGTTGAAGTTGGTAAAATGAATGAGATAATCGCTAAAAAACTAGCGGGGTTTGCAATGGTAAATACATTCACTCAAGCACTTGTTAAATACGCACCAAAGATTCTTATAGGGCTTGGAATAATCGGTTCAATGAAAGATTGGGGCGATGATGAAGATGAGGCATTAAGAAGTCTTGCTTCGGATTACCGTAAATACAATTCGCTTTTAGTAACTGGAGGCGATGGAAAAAGCACCGTCCAATACATCGACTTATCAAACATTGACGTTCAAAATCAATGGCAAAAATTATACATAGCAAGCAAAGAAGATGGTTTTTCAGCAGGACTTGGAACGATTTTAGAGCCGTATAGTTCGGGTGATATTGGGTTAAATATTCTCATTGATATTTACAACGGTGAAAGCGAGTATGGAAAATCCATTGGTAAAGGCGAAAACATGGGGGTAAACGCTTTAAAAGGTGCTGGATATTTCCTAAACGAAATGACCCGAAATAGCATCATCGGACAGGCTGAAAAAATGAAAAAAGGCTTCTTCAATGAAAAAAGCGAGTATGAGCAGTTTACATTACAAAACGAAATGAGTTCATGGTTTTTAGGTTTGAAAACTAAAACTATTGATATTCCAAAATCATTTAAATCTAAAATGAGGTCGGTTTCTTTTCAGATTCAAAAATCAAATGATGAACTTAAAAAATACATTAGTCAAGGAGATAGTGAATTTTCAGTTGACAATGAAAAAGAAGCTGTGATCAATACAATTAATGAATCCGTAAAAAAAGCCTCTGAAATGGTTTATTCCATGCGAAAATTGAATTATTCACCCGAAGAAATTGGAACGTTGCTTGAATTTACTAAGGCAGATGCGAACGGAGTTGAAAGACGACAAATTCCTGATTACATTGTTGATAAATTACTTAACGGAGAAAAATTTGAATTGGATGAAAAAGGTGATATTTTAAAACCTGACCGTAGGAAAAATGGAAATTCCGATTCATTTAGTTTTGACTTTGGTGGGTTTTAATTGTTTTTTTTGTCACATATTTAATGAATAATTGTGACAGATTGTTTCTTTTTTTTGTTAGGATAATTATGTAGCCGAACTTACTTTTTGTTAGATTGAGGATTTGAGCAAAGGTGATGAAAATCAAGTTATACCCCTACCCCTAAAAGAAGTATAACCTGATTAATCACCATGAAAAACTTACTTCCCGTTGAGACGTCGGTCATCGCTTTTGGCTGATAAGGCACACAAGTTTTAGAAAGTACTACTTATCATTTAAGATTGATTATTTTATTTGTGTTGTCTGCAAGCAATAGAACTAATACACCTGCCCAAGACTTTTTTCGTCTCCGTACCACGCTTATATACTATTTTGCCTTTTATCGGGTCGGTAACAATCTAAAATAAAAAAGACCCCAAGTCTAAGCAACGACTATAAGGGGTCTTAATTTCTTCCTATGGAAAGGAAAATAACTTCTTTGTGTTGTTGCTTAGACACAGCAAACATACGAATATTTTTTATTTCAAAGCAACTTTTTGATAAAATTTATTTTTGAGCAACTAATTTTTGGTATTCGATATACAGTTTTATGTATTCTGCCTCATATATTGCTCTTATGTCTCCCAGTCCATTTCGGCACACAACCGATGAATCAGGGAAAATATCAGGGCTAAAACTTGCTGTACCACTCCAAAATATCCTAAGTTCTTTTTGTTCTTTAGTGCTGTTATTCTCAACCATCACTTTGTATGGGTGATTATTGGTTTCGTCATTAATCAAGCAAGATAATGCTTGTGGGGATCTAATTCCATTCTCTAATATTTCAGGTTCTTTCTTATACTCCTTATCAAACTCATAAGCCGACAGCATGATGCTTATTTCAGTAGTCGGGTCGCCCGAACGAATCTTAATATTTCGTATTTCATCTATGATTTGTTTGAGTTCATCTACCGATAATTCATCATCAATTCCTTGGTAAAACTTTTCAATCAGATTGACTATCTTCTTTTGTTTTTCCCTTGACGTGTCGCACATCGGTTGGATTTGAACCAACATACTGCCCCCAAAATAATTACGGATAGTTCCGTAAAATTTGTTCCCTTTGCTTAACCACTTTATTTTTGACTTGCTCATATCCTAATCTTGAATTACATTGATGTTTGTTGCCACATACCCAACACCATCTTCCTTGCTTAATCGCCCTCTTTGCTCCAATACCCAATCGTAAATTTCAGAAGACGGTCTTCCATTCGATACGCTTTCATTTTACTAGATTCAAAATGAGCAAAAAACACCGTTGCTTTTGCTTCTTTTTTCATAATGTTTAATTTAATCGAGAGTAGTGGAATCGAACCACCAACCCTGCATTGCATATACTCTCCCTTTATACGATTCTCGACTTGTTATTCAGTCCAATATACGAATAATTTTTGGTACAACCAAATATATCATTGCCTTCTTATTACTTTGCAAATGTACACAAATATTTCTAATCACCAAACAAAACATCAAAAAAAGTCTATTTATTTTTAGTTTACCTTTGTCAAAAGAACAAAATATGGCTAATTACAAAACAATATTATCAGTAAATGCAGATGAATGTAACTGTAATAAACTGCAATTTGTAGATGAATCGGTAATACCAAACGATTTACTAAGCCATGATGTCTTTGGTTACAGGAAGATAATTGTCACAACACCCGACAACACATATACTTACGGTTCGCTTTCTTCGGAGAACCCCGATGCAGAAATTACGGTATTGACTGAAAACGGAGTGAATAAATTCAACTACACGCTTCAAGAAAACGATACTGACGGGGTTTATAATGTAACGCTGTACAATTTCCCTGTTTGGAACGATGCAACCCTTTACAATACACTTGTGAAGCATATTGTTTATTACAATGAAAAGCTTTACAAACTCAAAACAACTCATACAAACATAAATCCTGAAAATGATACGGATAATATCTATTGGGATTTATACGAAATAAGCGCAGACACTTTAAAAACACGGTACGCCACAGAGCAAAATTGCGTGATTACTTGCATTTCGATTGACGCTTGTTATGAGAAAGCTGTAAAAGATGCTTTTTGTGAAGTCGCTAAAAACCCATGCGTTTCAATGTGTGACAATAAAGCCTTTCAAAAAGGAATGAAACTTCAAATAGTAATGACTGCCCTTTGTATTTCGCAAGAATCAAAACGTTGGGATGAAGTCGCAAAACAAGTCCAATTACTTAAATCAATTTGTTGTTGTGGAGGGGGTTGTTAGTAATCGGTTGTTGTGGAATCTGAAAAAGGATTTTGCTACCAAAGTATCTGAAATGGGTATAGAGGAAATTTTCGGTATCAAAGGAAATAGCGAAAGTTCTTGGAATTGTCTATATCGTCAGTTTTTAATTATTGATGTATTAGGCAGATACAAAGCAAAATGCGTTAATTTTAATGTAAAATACGATGTGGTATTACGTACCACCGTGATCATAATTGAACCTTTTGGACCAGTAACACAATATGCCTATTTGTTTGTGGTTGATGATGTTGATTTTACTGCGGTGACTGGTGATGAATTAGTTGTTTCAATTGAAGATGGTTATTTCCAAACTCAAACGATTAGCTATGTTAGTAAATATCCCGACATTAATGCAGGATTATATTCATTTTTGACAGGGCTTGGATATTCAAGTGATCTTTCAATTGTTTCATTTACAGATGTGACTTATTCAGAAGAATCAACAGGAACAATATCGTTGTATTCAAATCACGAAATATCGTTTGATCAAAGAGAATTAATGCAGGAAGATTTAGATTGTTTAATTGAAAAAATTTGTTAGATATGTGTAACACGTGTAAAGGATTAAGGGGAAAACAAGGATATTCAGCGTACCAAGTGGCTTTGAATAACTTTTATGAAGGAACGGAGGCGGAATGGCTTTTAACTCTTAAAGGCGAACAGGGGGATCCTGGGGTAGATGAATCTTTGACTTGGGAGGATTTATCCCCATTATTAACAACAAATTGGGGGGTTACCGCAGGGAAAACAGCTGAATACGCTATTGATATGACTAAGCAATTATTATATCTTCGTGGAGTCATTGAAAATACGGTTGATGCAAATTCAGGAACGGCATCAAGGCATATTCCTTTTTTGATACCAAACATACCTTCTACCGCCACAGTTGACGGACTCGCTGCTAAAAGCGGATATGTAACAGGGTATGATTTAACAAATTCAGAAGTGGCTTTGTTTACTTTGTGTAAAGTTTCAGGGGCATCAGGAACGGCACCAGGGAGTTTATCTGAAAACTTTTGGTTTTGGTATGAGGGCGCAAACGCATCAGTTCAAATTGCTTTAGATAGTATTCCTGTAATTAGATTAAACCTAGATTAAAAACTAAGAAATTATGTGTGATAAAAATTGCGGATGCAAAGATTGTTTAGAGGCGATAAATACTTCTGATATTGGGTTTAACGGAGAATTTAATAATATTGTTGTTCCAGAAGGTGCGGATTTAAACGATGTCATGCTTTTAATTGAGGCTTACATTGATCAACAAATTAGTGGGATTTCTGAATTTGTGTTTACACTTATTGAGCCGAACCCAATTGGATTGAGTGCAGGAACGTATGGTTATCAGCAAATTGTAACAGCGATACTGGCTTTATGTACCGCCACCAAATCAGGTTTAATTTCAGCACAAGAAGATATTGATACATTAGAATCTGCTTTAGCCGCTTTAACTAATCGTGTAGCCATATTAGAGGGTGTTATTTTGCCTGTAACTCAAAGGTATAAATCTAATATAAATCAAACATCTACTAATGCCCCAACAGAGTCAGGTGGCGGTATTATTGATGAACTTTCGGGTGCATGGAGTTATGTTTCAGTTGGTAATTTTGATTATACAGCTACAGGTAAATTCGTTGATCCAACAATGGTTTTTATTCAGTTTTCAAACAATTATAGTGGAATACATAACTGTACTTTTTCGGTATTAAACGACAATACACTTCGCTTAACAACTAAAGACGACACGGGGTCTGTTTCAAATAACATTGTTTCAAACATGAGCCTTTTAATTGAAGTTCCAGTTTAAAATGAGTGTTTACACTAATATAAAATTTCAACCAGTAAGTGTTGCTGTTAATGGGTTTTCTGAAACAAAGGAAATCCCATTAAACGATAGAATAACTATTACATCAGGCGTAATAAGTATTACAGGAAGCCCAACATATACTTTACAATGTTCAAGCGACAAAATCAATTGGTTTGATTATAGCGTGGAATCTACTAATGTCGCTTATGATGATTCGATAGAGTTTTATATCCCGTACAGATTCCGATTCATGCGCTTTAAAATTACCGCATCAGCAAGTTCAGGTTCAATTTATTTTTACGTTTCTTTATAATGGGGGATGTTATAAAAATAGGAAACAATGTTTTAGCATCAGGTACAGCTACCGAGGCTAAGCAAGATATTCAAATAACCGAAGCCCAAACAACGAACACTAAAATTGACGAGGTAAAAGTAAAGCAAGACACCCAAATAACGGCTTTAAATAATTTACTTATCGAATTACAATTAAAGGCTGATTTATCGGAAACTCAACCAGTATCAGTTGCGAGTTTACCGCTTCCAACAGGGGCTAGTACGTTGTTAGAGCAACAAACACAATCCATAACATTAAGTAATATTTACGCAGGGCTTGGAACAGTAAATGCTTCGATTAACACACTTCTTAAACCTGCTGATACATTAGCAAAGGTTACAGCGGTTGATACGATTACAAATCCAGTTTCTGTAACAGGAACTTTTTATCAAGCTACACAACCTGTAAGCGCATCATCTTTACCTTTACCATCAGGAGCAAGTACAGAGGCTACATTAGCTTTAATTAAAGCTAAAACGGATAATATTGATGTTCTTTTAAGCACAAGAACAAAACCTGCTGACATACAGCTTGTATCACTATCTTATGTTCCAACTCATGCGGTAACACAATCAGGAACATGGACGGTTACAAGTAATGAACCACAACAGTCGACAGCATCTATATCAAGGGTTTCGGTAACAAACGCATCAACCACATTAAAAACTTCTAATTCATCACGGATTACATTAATTATTTTTAACGAAGGAAACCAGCCTATTTATGTGAAATACGGATCAACAGCGTCCGTAACAGATTACACTATTATAATTCCGTCAGGTCAAGGATATACGGTTGCAAATTATACAGGAATTGTAACAGCTATCACATCAGCATCAACATCTAATGTACAAGTAACGGAATTATAATGGCAAAGAATAATTCAATATTATTTCAGAAAGACGGCACTATTCCGTTCTCAGAAATATATGGTAGAGGTATAGCAGGAACATCGATAACACTTCTTTTTTCCGATCCAATCATCGAATTTGTTTTAACTTCATCAGGTGGGGGAACGAAATCAGGAGATATACGTAATTTTTTTCCGATACCTTTAGACTTTGCATCGTTTCCTACATTAGGAGTAAGAGTTAGAACGTATAGAAGTATTGCTGTGACAACACTCGAAATGAGATTCTACAATATATCAGGAACATTAATATCAAGCACATCAGTCAGTCCAACATCATTAAACACATATCAAACATTCGATGTAACAATCGGTGGTACATGGGCAACTTTAGATCAAATTGTTTGTGTCTTGTATTTTGAAACAACTAACAATGGATCGGTTAGATATTTTCCGTTGCATATTAAATATAATAAATAATGGAAATAGCAATTATTAACAACGGATATTTTTTATGTATTGGAAGCCCTGCCGATCCAAGCCGAGTAAATTTTAGAAAACTAGGATTATTTACAAAAAGAATTCCACCAAATATTAACGATCAAGCGGAAAAAGTTGAATATTACTTAAATTACGAAAACGGTATTTACTCAAATCTAGCGGTTGAAGAAATTTTCGATTATCAAGAAACTAAAACAGTTTCAACTATAAAGTGGTATGCTAGAAAAGCTGAATACACCGACTTACAAGATGAAAATACATTGTATTATGTCGATTGGGTAGGTATGGAAAAAACATTTGAAACAATTAATTAATTTTAAATCATATATTTGTATTATGAAACAATTAAAAAACTTTTGGAGTCGCCTAGTCTCGGAAACTCCAAAAAACGATAGAAAGAGTATTATTTTTTCAGCAATCGGAGCATCATTAATTGAGGTTGTGAACAGAACAACGTTTAGCAATGATATTGAGATCGAAATGCTATTGCACTCATTAACAATCGCTTTAATTAGTAAGGTTGTGTTTCATGCACAAAAAGTTAAGAAATAATGAATAATCGAATCAAAGAACTAAAAGCCAATCTTCGGGATAAAACGTCTGAAGAAATGGAGTTGACATCAATAAGTGTTGGCAGAACTAATTTACTTGTTGGAGCGTTTGAATCGCTTAACAATGAATTGACGGATACAGAATTAACCGATTTTGTAAATTCACTTGAAATTGAATCAATCGAATTTGTGTTAGACAATACAAATCCTTTATTTAATGCGATTGAAGCAACGACAGCCATGAGTTCAACAGCTAAGGCTACATTGATCGCATTACTTGAAGATGGAGTAGGAGGGAGACCGAATGATCGAGGTCGTTAATTTTTCGTTGTTATGGGATTTGATTTTAAAATATTTTTAGCCTCGTTTTTTGTTTGGGTTGTTTCTTATAACGCCTGGCAATTATTAGGAGTAAACATCTACTACGTAGGTCAAGCATCAATTATATTAGGGTGTGCATGGCTTATTTTCAAGCAAAACAAACACTCTGACAACAAAATATCAGTAGTTATAACAGAAATATTTCTTCTTTTCTCAATAAATAATATGGCGGATGAATTATTTTTTGACCCCACAAGGGTTTCAATAAACGAATTTATATTTGTGTTTGGTTATACTGCCTTAAAACTCTACAAAACATGGAAAAATACGAAACATACGAGTACATAAAGTCTTTATTAATGTATTGTATTATTGGAGCACTAGGAGGGTGGACGGTTGCATTAAATTCTTCGGACTTGTCTAGGTATCAAAAATTCGCAGCAACTACAACAGGGGCTTTGTGTGCCGCATTTCTAACTCCATTCTTTTGTTATATAGTAAGCTTCGGAGGTAAGTTTGATATGACTATTGAGGCTCATGGATTCTTTGCTTTTATTACTGGAAATCTTGGCATAAAAGGAATTTCATTAGCTATCGATTTTTTTAAAAGTAAGTTTCAAAGAAGAAAAGAAGATTGATATTTATTATGACTTTTAAAAATAAACACAATGGCACGAAATAAATTAGCAGGCACAAAATTTGGTAAGTCGGATTCCGCAAAGTATTACCAAAACAATACTGAAGCAAGGGAGAAGAAAAAAGAATATGACACCAAGTATCATAGCACACCTTCTCGCAGGAAATATAGGGCTATTTTAGGGGTTATAAACCGAAAGAATGGAACGGCAGGAAACCACGACCATAAAGATATGGCACACACTTCCAAAACAAAAACGATTTCCCAAAGTCAATCGAAAAACCGTGCTGATAAAAAAAGAATGTTTTTCAAATAAAAAAACTAAGACCCTAACCAAACAGTAATATCCAAAACCGCTGTTTGTGCTTTTGCAGCCGTATTACCCGTCCATCCCGCTTGATTTGCAATGTCGGTATTTGGATCGAAACTTAGGATAATATTTTCCTCATTGTCCTTAATAGTCACTATCCAATGACCGTTTTTTACAAATTCAGTAGAATTATATCTTCCCTTACTTGTATTGACTTGCCTTTGAGAAACAAGTAGGTTTTCTTTATGAATTGCATTCCAATTTACACCATCATTTGAAATCGCTATGTGTTTTGTCCATCCTGCGTTTACAGTAGAACCGTTTGCTATATGTACCATGTTATTTTTTTACTGTAAAGATACATCTACTTTTGAAGTAAAATTTTAATACTAAAATTCTTTGCTATATGATTGTTTGATGTCATTTTTTCAATAATCTCATAGGCGTTTCTGCCCCCTGATTCAGCCATTGTTAATTGAGCCATTGTAATACCTAGGTGGCTAGAAAAAGCATCCATATTGAGCCTCATTTTGATTCTTACAGATTCAATTATTTCACCAATGTCCTTGCGTGTAAATTCAGCTTCAAAATCCTCCATTGTCTTCTGTTATGTTTTTAAGAATAGATAAGCACGATTTAACAATGCTCCAGTCTTTTTTACCTAAAGCATCCTCTATACACTCGATTAACATTCCTCGTGTCGTTCTATCAAAGGTTGACGCTGTTTTTGATAAATGCCTGAAATC